TGCTAAAGCTTGTTCAGCTTTATTTGAACCTGAAAATTTAGAAATAACAGGCGAATTCCCTAATGGAGTTATTAGAGATTCATTAGGAGGTAATTATTATTTACTGCCTCACAGTAGTGGCTATACTATAGAAAATGGTTTAATGAAATCTACAGATAACACATTCTTAGTAAGTATAGAAAATGCTAATGAGAATGATGTTAAAGCTATGATGGTAGATATGTACTACGATAGTACAGTACCAGGATCATACTTAAATGGCGAATATACAGAAGGTTCTGTTAAATTACTTAACAGACGTATAAAAGTAATAAAGAATTGGAGTCCTTTAACTTCTATAAGCACCTTTGGTTTCAGAGCTACAGATAATCAAATTGAATTTGCTGGTAGTACTGATGGTGGTACTATGTCATATATACTTGATGATACAGATGTAACTAAATTTACTATAGAATATACTAATACAGCTGGTGAAGGTAATGTATACCTTATGATTGGTGATAAACAATATGATGTCATTAGTGGTCAATTACAAACATATAGTGTATCTGGCGCGGTTAAACTAGACTTCTTAAATATGGAAGAAGTAACTAATTTTGCAGGTACTATTAAATTTACAAATGTTAATTAATAAATATTATGGGTAAAAAAATTAGTGAATTACCTGATAAATCAAATTTATCAGGTAATGAAAGAATTCCATTTGAATAGGACAATAACAACGGTTCTATTACTACATCTAGTTTAAAAAATTACATTAAGTTGTAGGCTGATGCTTCAGGCGGTTTTCTTAATTATATAACTGAGTATAATGTTTCCGTCCAGCATCCTACTTCGGGAATTGGCGAGAGTAACAAGTACAGTCTGGAAGGCGCCATTGCCCAAGTTCCGCAGGAACTTAGAAATATCGGACTGAAGGTATCGTTCATCAATTCGGATGGAAAAGTAGAAACGTGGGAGTTCCAGGGCGGAACATTTACCGAAGTCGGTAGATGGCTAAACAAAACTGTGTTTGCTATGGTTGAAAATGATATAGAAATCACAGATTACAATTTATTGTTTGACACTTACGAAAATAAAGTTTGGCAAAATGATGTAATTATACATGATAATTTACTACAAAGAAATTGTACATCTATTGTTCCTCTTGATAGAAATAATAATATTTATACAAATACAAGTGGAAGTGCTGACGTTGTTTTCTTTGATAAAGACGGTAAATACATTTCTACGCTTAATTTTTATAATAACAATCCGGTTCTTAAAGAAAATTTTCCTGAAAACGCCGAATTAGTTGCATTTACATATTATAGAGACAGTATAATTACTGATAAATTCTTTGCTTCTGCTAAGAATAATTATAATTTGAAACTATGTCAGTCCACTATTCTTAAAAAGAAAGGAACTCGACCTGTTGTCAATATCAATCTTAGTGATAGTGAGGAAGAGATTTTTCTTAAGTTAGCTTCCGCTTATATTACTCAGGATTGTGATGTCTATTTTGAAACTGGTGAATATACTTTTATAAAGATATTTGATTTGATGAACACTAAATATGATTTTAGATTTGCTGTCGAATTACCAATCGGTGGTAATTGTAGATATTTTTTCAATAATTCTACTCTTATTTCTAAATGTGATAGTACTTCTGAAATAGTATATAATAACCAATCTTTATTCGGGGCTCACGGAATTGGTTTCAATTCTAACTATGAGTTACATGATGGACATCTTATTCAATATGATAATATTTATGCTATTCACGATGAAGGTTCAGGTGCAGATTCTTATTATAAACACGTGTATGACAATTTGATTGTAGAATATATTAAAGGCGAGCATACACAATATCTTTCCAAGCCTTTAGGCTGTGGCAGTAATTTACACATGGATATTATTATAAAGAATTGTATTTTTAAAAATGGCAAAGAAAATGTATCCGATGTCAGTTGGCATTTTGTTGATAATGCAAATTGTAAATTTACAATAACGGGTAACCGTTTTAACTATAGATTCTCTTTCGATTCTGATGTTACGAAATGCAATGTTCTATTCACGAATAACAGCCATAAGGAAGATAATGTATTCGCTAATGCGACTGTTGTGCAATTCAATAATGTAAAAGAATGAGAAACAACATCATTGGATTTATAGCCTATCCACAAGTTGCAGTCCCATTCAATCCGTTTCTGACGAAGAGTAAAAACGATTGAGGAATATCCTGAACAGTATTCATCCCGGCACTTCACGGTCCGGGATGAAATTAATATCATAAATATACACTAATTGTTATGAGAAATAACATCTTAGGTGCAGTGGTCTATCTATCCACCGCCATAGTATTCGGTGGCAGCACTGCACTGCTGATGCTCTTTATAAAGGAAAACAGCGACCGTTGCCACTACTATAACGGCAAATGGAATAAAAAAGACTTAGCAATTGGAATTTCATCTATTGTATTGGGGTCTATTGCTAAATATTTTATAACTTTAATTTAATAAAACTTATGATAAAACAAGAGAACCCTAACTTCGTAGCATCTTTTTATGCTCCCAATCCTATGGAAGTAACTTATTGGATTGATTTGTCTGAAGATGCTAATGGTAATGTTATAAAAACTTATGATGGCAAAAAATGGATTCCTATTAACAATAAGGAAGATAATACACAAAATTCTCAAATAGAACATTTGTTAAACATTATAAATGAGAAAGCAAATAAAAAAGACGTATATACTATAGCTTAGACAAATGATGCAATAAATAGGTCAAAGACAGTAGTTGAAAATGTTCTTACTTCTACTTCGACAACTACTGCTTTATCCTCAGCTCAAGGTAAGATTCTAAATGATCTAATTACAAGTCTTACTGCTAGGGTATAGGCTCTTGAAACTCCAAAGCCATAAAATGATAAGAAGCGCTATTAGTTGAACACACTGTTTATTTACAAGTGGTAACCTATACAGTAACTGTGCGTTTTAATATTAAATCTCAAACAAATTATCAGTCCTAGCAGATTTTCCCCCTTTTAAATCTCTAGGACTTTTTTTGATTACATTATCAGACTTTTAGCTATGAATTATTATCAGATAGGAGAACAAACGATGTCAATATTTAAGAACATGTTTAGTAGTGTTGAAAAGGTTACAATTAGCACTATAGGTGGTTTATTGTCTTTATATTCTCCCGTGTATGTCCCTATATTGGCTTTATCAGGAATTATAATTGTTGATTCTATGTATGAGTGTAAAGCTAATAAGAAAGCTAAGAAGTATCATAATGTAGTAGAACGATCAAGGAGATTATATTCAAAGATATTTTATAAATTACGAGATTCTATAGTTGCCATATGTGGAGCATTTACTATAGAAACCTTTATTATAACTTCTATATCAATACCAGCAGTAGAATTTGTAGCTGGTGCTATAGCTCTGGTAGAATTTTTCTAGTTACTTGAGAATTTAGGTAGAATACATCCTAATTGGAAAATATGGGGTCTACTATAGAGAGTAATAAAGAAGAAAGGGGAATAGTTTTTAGATGTCAGTTTAGATAAAGAATTTTCAGATGATACCAATACTAAGCATAATTAATTGGTGCAGAAAGAATTTCAAAGTAGTCGCAGTAGGTTTAATCAGTTTACTTATTGCGACTATTTTTGTTTAGCACAATTAGTTATAGAAAAAAGATACAGAGATAAATAGAATAACTTCTAATGTTAGAACTTACTAGGATATAGTATCTAATAATTAGAATAATAACAGAACACTATAGCTTACTATAGAAGAATTAAACCATAGTAATGATAGTTTATTATTATAGTTGAAATAGACTCAGAAAGAGCTTAAAATCAAAGACAAGAATCTAACCGATGCTAGTGTAATCAATACAGAGATTAAAGATTCTGTTAAGACAGTAATCAAGAAAGAAGCTATAGATTTTAAAGAAGAACTAAAGCTTAATCCATTAACAACTATCATAGTTGAAAGAAAGGACTCAATCCTAACAGCCAAAATAGATTTAAAAAATCAATAGACTATTCTTATATACAAGAAGAAAGAGTATAAGAATTTCTATAAAAATGGCTGGGTTAGATTCTGGCACTTTGATTGGAAAAAAATAGAAACAAAGGAATATCAAATAGTTAATACCAATCCACTTATCAAAGTAATAGGTACACGAATAGTAGAGGTACCTAAGTAATAATATATTCAATAATTATTAATCAATAATAATATGCATAGAATATTTCGTGTAAAAGCTTATGAGATGGAACACGGTCCACATTTTAATGAGGAACACGCTCGTAAAGCTGTAATGAAGATGGAAAATGAGGATGGTACTCGTGGACCACATTGGTCTTTAGAGGAAACTTCTGCTTTAGCTAGTCAGTACGGAATATCACTCAGTGGTAAATTTAATCGTTATGATTGGTTTGTAGCATTGAATATGGTTTACTCTGACTATTACAAAGTATTGTTAAACATTACTGGTTCTAACAATATTAAACATTATATAGAATTTGCAAAGGCTTGGCTTAATGACAAAGACATTGATGAAGGTAAAATGTGGTACTATTACCAGTATGTAATGTGTGATAAGATTAGAGAAGCTGAAATGGAATGCTACGAGGAAGAACTTGAAAAACATGAAGAAGATGAAGAAACTTACGGAATGTTTAGACGCGGTTCTAGAGGTAGAAGTAGAGGAGGTATGCGTATGTATAGATCTTATCCTCTAAGACGTAATGAAGATCTAGAAGAGTACGATAAATTTGAACGCGAAAGCGAAAGAGAATACAATCCTTATGATGAATATAGCCGTAGTGGTAGATCTACTCGCTATATCAGATATTAATAAAAATCAATTTTAAAATAAATCAATTATGTTAGAAGATAGAATTATTGTGCAAGATCGTGGTATTGATGCTGGTCTTGCTGCTTTAATGCAAAACGCTAATAAAGGTAGTATGGATCCTGCTGCTTTGCTTGCCATGATGAACAATAACGGTATGGGCGGTAATGGCGGCTGGTGGTGGATCTGGATTATATTGCTGTTCTTCTGTTGGGGTGGTAATGGATTTGGATTTGGTGGTCGTAATGCAGGTGCTCTGGCTTCTGAATTAAACACTGACGCTAATACCAATCTGTTAATGCAGGCTATCAATGGTAATAAAGATGCTATTAGTACACTTTCAACTACTTTGAACTGTGATATTAATTCTGTTCAGACTGCCTTGAATACTATCAATACAGGAGTAAGTCAGATAGCTTGTGATACTAAACTTGCAAGTTGTGAAGTAATTAATGCTATTACTTCCGGTAATGCATCATTAGCTTCTCAGTTAGCTAGCTGTTGCTGTGATGTTAGATCCTCTATAGCTGATGTAAATAATAATATCACTAAGATGGGTTATGAAAGTCAATTATCTATGTGTAATTAGACTAATACATTATAGAGTGCTATTACTTCTGGATTTAATAGTTTGTTATCTGACAATACTACTAAATTTAATGTTCTTGGTTCTAAGATTGATGCACAAACACAGATTATCAATGATAAGTTCTGTCAACTTGAAATGCGTGAAATGCAGAACAAGATTGACGCTCTTCGTCAAGAAAATAATCAGTTAGCTTTGTCAGCTTCTCAGTAGGCTCAGACAGCTAACATTGTAAGTCAATTGAAGAGTCCGTGTCCTGTACCAGCTTATTTTGTACCTAATCCGAACTGCTGCCCGTTCGATTACTACAGATACTTGCTGAACAGAGATAACACTACTACTGCTCCGGCAGCTTAATAATAATCAAGGGCCCTTTATTGGGCCCTTAAAAATACTATACTTATGTTATTTAATCAATTAAATATAGGGGATAAAGTATACATAATAGAAGTAATAGGTACTTTTAAGAAAACAACCGAATATAACGAAGGTTAGGTTACTCAAGTAAGTAATGTATATGAAGAACCTTTACCACCTGGTTAGTTTCCTATGCCTAATCAATAGCGTAAAAAATTAGTAGATATAACTATCCAATGTAATGGAGAATCGAAGAAATTCACTATACCTGAGAATAAGTCTACTATAACTGATAGTACATTGGGTTTAACTATATCTACAAATAAGTAGGAAATAATAAATATAGTACGTAGCTAGTACGATACTTATAAACAAAGAAAAGAAGCCATAGCTAAGTGTGATGAGGAAATGGCTAAATGTCAGCAACTGTTAGATAAACTTGAAATTCATAATGAGCCTACTAATGAAAATTCAAAGATAGTAGAGCTTCAAAATGAAATAAATGAATTAAAAAATATCATAAGGAAGGCCAATTAGATGGTTCCACCACCTATGAAAGATATGTTACCTTAGGATATGAAAGATGCAATGAATAAGGTTGATCAATAAGATCAACCTTTTTTTTATTTTAAGGCTGTGTAAGAAGAGCTATTAGTTCCCTAAAGGGATTGTAAGGGAAGATATACAAAATGCTGCTACAAGCCTTAAAATGCGTTTTATTCTGTATTAACGTTAATAAATGATAATATTATGTCACTATCAAATATAATTGATAATATTTTATAGATAGCTCGTAATAATAACATAACTGAATCTGAACACCTATCTAGACATTAGATTGAATTATGGATTCACTATTACAGAGCAATGCTTATAAAGCAGGCTATTGATAAAGGTTATGATGTTGATGAAGCGTATGTCTCTACATTAGAACCCATTCATTTAGACAGAGTACAGATTGTTCCTGGTAAATTTGTATTCGTTGGAGAAAAAGAACTACCTACTTTAATCAACTTTAGATATAAACCAGGAGTAATAGCTGTACGTGATATGTTTGGTAACCTAATATAGTTAGGTAGCTATACTAAAGCTAAATTACAAAAATATAGAAAAGCTACATGTAAAGACTATATCGCTTGGGTTAAGAATAACAAAATATACGTTGAAGGAGGTTCTAACCAATTAGAATATATAAGTATAGATGTTATACTTTAGGATCCTACTAAGGATATACCGTGTTATAATCCAGATGATGAATATCCTATACCAGCAGCTATGATACCTACTATTGTGTAGATGATATTGGAGAAAGAATTGAGAGTTATGGTAGCTTCTCCTAGTGACGTTACTAATGACTCTAAAGATGATATTCAGAATAGATATAGTAACAAATGAGAGAAAGAGTAAAATATAACAGAAAAAGCTATACTATTGCTGATTTTTATATTAATTATAAATAGCAAATTGATGCTAATACCTAGTATGATGTTAATTTAAAGACATATAAAGCAATAGTAACAGATTATTTTAAGTACATTAGAGATGAAATAATGTAGAACTGTAAAGAATTTAAATTACCTTGCAGGCTAGGTACTTTATAGATAATAAAGCATCAACCAAAAGAATTCTCAGGTAAGAGTTTGAGATGGGATTGGAAAGCTACTAAGGAAACAGGTAAACCTGTATATTTACTAAATGATCATAGTGGCTATTTTAAGTACAGATTTTATTGGTGTAAGAAGAATTGTCTGTTAACTAACAAGAGTAAATATCAATTTATAGCTTCAAGGGAAAATAAGCGCACGCTAGCTTCTATAATTTTCGCGAAGCTCAAAGATTATAGAGAATTATGATAAACAATAGAATGATTAGCTCCAAGACAGTTCTAGCAAAGGTTATTTCTGATCTAGATTTAAAGGAAGAGGAAATCAAGATATCAGATATTTCTGAATGGATCTGTGAAGGTTTACTTAAGATTGGAGCTATACAATAGTATGAACATAAGGTAACCATATTACCCGTTAAATGTCATTAGGCTTCCTTACCATGTGATCTATATAAGTTAGGTTAGGTAGCATTTTCATTTTGTAATAATGGTGGTTGGTTACCTATGAGAAAAGCTACATCTAGCTTTGGAGTGTACCATGACAAATGTGTAGATAAGCCGTGTATACTTATACCAGATGCAGGTCTAATACCTTTAGTAAAGAACTTATTTAATTTAGTATCTGATAGAGAAGCTTTAGATAAGCTTAACTCGGATTCTAATATGCGTGATACTTTAAGTGCTTTAGTAAATCAGTATACAGTGGCTAGTCCATCTAACAGATATGTAAATGGTAAATTTGCTCATACCGATGGTACAATGTACAGCGCAGATTTATAGTATATGACTAAACCTGGTTATATTATGACTAATATACCTACTGGTTTTGTTAAAATAGAATACTATGCTATATTTACTGATGAAGAGGGCATGCCTATGATACCAGATATGGAATCCTATAAAGAAGCATTATTGTGGTATGTTACATTAAAATTAATGTATCCGAGAAAGCTAAAGGGGCAAATATCTTAGTAGGATTACTTAGAAATGAAGACTAGTTGGAACTACTATAGAAAGTAGGCTTACGCTGAAGCTATGATGCCTGGAGTAGATGAACTGGAAAGTATAAAAAATACCTATCACAAACTTTATCCAGAATTTAATGATCACGATACTTTCTTTAGTACTACTGGTGAAGAACAAATACTTTATAATTAGAATAGATTATGATTAGTAATACAGCTCAAATAAATACATTTTATGGTGGAATGAACACTGATAGTGCCGCCAGTATGTTACCAAGTAATCAATATAGATTTGGTTAGGATGTTCGTATCATTACTGATGATTCTAGTACTAGTGGTGTTCTTTAGAGTGTAGAGGGTGCTAAAAAGTATAATTATGGTATTAAAGGTACTGAAGAAATAATAGGTACTGCAACCATTAATGATATTGCTGTAGTAGTTACTAAGTTAGTAGATGGCTATAATAAGATATATCGTATAGAAAATTTTGATTCTCCCAATTTAGTTAGTACGGTTGTATTATAGGGAAAATTAAGGTTATGTGAGGAAGCTAATTCAAATCAATTGAGTATAGTATTAAATTATGAAACACAATCAAATATTAAAGCTTACTTTACAGATGGCAATTCATCTATTAAGGTAATTAATATTATGAGTGATAAGTATGTAAAATATCCTAATGAAGATAATCCATTAGTAGATTCTGATGGTAACATACTTAATCCTGATAGCATTGATATAATACCTAATGCAGTGTTACCTCCATTTGAAATTACAGAAATAGTATCTGGTAACTTTCAAGCTGGCATGGTATAGTATTGTTATAGACTATATAATCCTCATTCTCAACAGACATCTATATCTAGTTTGAGTAATTGTGTGCATCTAGATGCTTCTAGTATTAGTGCTAACTTAGTAGATCATTATGGATCATAGAAAGATTCCTATACTGGTAAAGGATGTACTATATAGGCTCCATTAGATACTAAAGATTTTAATAGGTGTACTATTATTCGTATCTTCTATAAAGATAACAATTCTACTCCTACTTATTCTATAGCAGATGATATAGAAATAGATACAGACAAGAATGTAATAAGTTATACAGATACAGGCAGTAATTAGCTTAGTGTTATGACTCAAGAAGAATTTAACGCCTTTACTAGTTATGCTTTTATTTGTAACAGTATTACTTCTGTATAGAACAGATTATTTGCTTCTAATATTACAGAAACCTCTTGGGTTCCTATGATAGAAGATAATGGTAAGCTAGTAGCGTATGATGCTAGAGCATATAGAGCAAATAGGTATGGTAAAGTTAGATTAGAAACTTCAGATCCGAATGATTATATGTACTTTGGAATTGAAGACTATGACACAATGCGTAAAGTTCCAGCGCATCACGATTGTATTAACCCTTATAATGCTAAGAGAGACATTAGTGAGCAGTTAACTATATTACCATATGTTTACGGTAAGGATGATAAACTAGGAGGTAACGGTCTTAATATAGAGTATAGTTTCGTATATACTGAATTAAAGGAAGACTTTATTTCTATTTTAAATGGCGGGTTAAGAAACAATGTAGATATTAGCAATAGTTCGGAAACTGTAGAAAGTATGGACTTATATCATGTAGATCCAACAGATATATTTTTTAACAAATAGGAACTAGCTACTACTAAGAAAATAAAGACTGCCACAAGATAGAAGAATTACGCTGATCCAGTAATATCTGCTTTATTTAGAAGTTATCAACGAGACGAGGTATATAGATTTGGTATAGTATTCTACAATAGTAAATCTATAGCATCACCAACATTATGGATAGGGGATATAAGATTTCCTAACATGGATACTTTTCCAGCATTTAATTAGGATATAGGCAATAATGTATTTTAGTCTATGCCTATAGGAGTTAGATTTACAGTAAAAAACTTCCCTATAGACGCTGTATCATATGAAATAGTTAGATGTGATCGTACTGAACAAGATAGAACAATTGTATCACAAGGAGTAATTACTTCACTACATAATTATAAGATAGTAGAAGATAGAGATAACGGTGAAGTTGGTAGAGGTACGTCTAAAGATACGAATGAGTACAGACCAATGCCATTTTTGATGAACAAGCGTAGGCAAATGGTAATGGATCTTACCGGTTCTGTAGTTAAAAGAACTAGTACTATAGATACTAACGACATAGCATCTGGGTATTGGAGATTTATATCTCCTGAGGTTTGTTTTAATGGAGAGAAAGCGGAAGAAGTATTCAAAGATAACGTGTATATTAAATAGGAGAGTCTTATTCATTCTTACTTTAGTACAGCAGAAGTAGATACAACCACTGGAGTAAATGTATAGAATTGGGTAGGAATGAATAATAGAAGTGTATATCCACCTAATAATACAGTTGTAAATTCATCTGAATATAGAAAATGGACTAAGGTAGTCAATAAAGATGACAGCCAATCTAAAAATGCAGCTCAAGTATTTAAAATTCATAAAGATGATTTCTGTGGGGCTTACATACAAAAATTCTATTCTAAAGGATCTTCTATCTATAATTCAGCAGAATAGACTATTATAGATGCTAAACTTGCAAAAAATATACCTTATAATGTAACTAATAATGGTGGTGTAGCTCCTTATAAGATAAATATAGGTGACATTGTTTATACTAATTGGGCAACTAGTGAATTTTATAAAGCTGGAGATAGTGATAATGTTGTTACCTATGGTCCAGCTGGACCATGTATGATACTACAATCTTCTGAGTAGGATAAGCAAAGTATAGAAGGAGTTTCTGCTTACATAGACTCTAATATGATGAATAATTGCGTTGTAACTGTAGTTAATGTTAAAAAAGCAATTATACCTTACAGTGGTAATACTTATTCATCTAGAACTAGTAATACTTATATACCTGTTGGAGCTTATGGTAATAAAGCTAATAATACAGTATATGCATTTGGTGGTGATACTTACTTAGGGATACTAGACTATCCGTGCCAGATGATATTTCAAAGGAATGATGTAAATGAATGGAATGAAAACAAGAGATACTTTGGAGCTTACATTCCTTTAGAAAGCACTATAAACCTAAAGTTATCTATGGGTGAAATGACTAATAGAACATACAATGCAAGTACAGGTGCAGTGGATGCTTTTATGCAATTAGAGCCTACTCAAATGTAGCAATATCATTCCCAAAGTAAACCATATTATTTGTATAATGATGTTTATTCAGTAACACCAGATGCTAAATTATTCAGTACTAGAGGTCTATACGATGAAGCTAATGTGAAATCAGCTAATAGAGTGTATGTATCACAGGCTAAAACTATCAATGAAAATATAGACAATTGGTCTGTATTTAAACCAGCTGATTTCATAGATGTAGATTATCAGTATGGAGAAATAACTAACATACGAGGTATATTTAATAGATTATACTTTTGGTAGAATAATGCTTTTGGAGTATTATCTGTAAATGAAAGATCATTGATACAAGATAATAATGTAGGTTAGTTAGTATTAGGTACTGGTGGTGTATTAGATAGATACGATTACTTAAGTACTTTAAATGGTACTAAGGTTATTAATGATAGAAGTATAGTAAACTCTAGTAATAGCATTTATTGGTATGACTAGGATAAGAATGAAATATGTAAATCTACAGGAGGAGGAATAAGTATAATAACAAAAGACTGTAACGTACAATCATATATGAACACAATGTATAGTCAGAAAATTAAAGGAGCTAATTCATTGTATGATAAGAAATATGATGAAGTATGGTTTAGATTATATAATAAGTCTTTGATATATAATGAGAAGCTAAATGTATTTACATCTTTATATACGTTTGATCCAGATTTTACGTTATCTCTCAGAGATAAGGTTGTAGCTACTAAGAATAATGAATTTTATATAATAAATTCATTAGATATAGAAGGATTTGGTGATACAAGTAAGGATATAAGACTACGAATCATAGTAAACAAAGATCCTCAATATACTAAAGTATTTGATAATATTGCATTACAAGGAGAATTTATAGATCCTAACAATAAGATATTAACTAATGACATATTAGATGGAATAAAATTCAATACTAAACATCAAGTAGCGAATAAAGAAGGAGAAGATTTAGTATTTGACTATCGTGAAGATACTTATAGAATGCCTGTTCCAAGATAGGATCAATTCGAGGAAGAAGACAATATGTCATTTCCTGCTAGAATGAGAGGTAAATATATGGTTTGTGATTATAAGTTTAAATCAGATAAGGATTATTCTTTTTAGATACCTTAGATAACAACTACTTATAGATATTCTAGAATTTAATATGAAAAAGAATAAAAACAAAAGAAAAATACAGATTCCTGCTGCGTAGTTTGGTTTGCCGGTATCTTTAAGTAATATGCAGGAATTACAATCCTCTATATCTAGAGGTATTGCTCCTAATAATCCTAGCAACCTTATAGTTAAAAGTAACCCTACTAAGGTTGGTATAGGAAATATATCTGGTATAACTTAGGCAATACCAGGGACTATAAATACATTAACAAGTCCTTTTTAGACATCTACAGCTACTACAGGCGGAGAAGCCACTATGCAATCTATTGCGGGTATTGCAGAAGGAGCAGGATCTGGTGCACAACTTGGTATGACTATAGGGGGGCCTGTAGGTGGATTAGTAGGTGGTATAGCTGGTGCAGCTGCTGGTCTCATAGGTAAAAAAGGAAAGGCAGCAGAAATGACCTCATTTACTGACTTTGATGAAGGTACTCTGGGTACTGGCTTAAGAGGTGCATTTAGAAATAAGAAACTTAGAAGACGTAGAGCTGCTATAAGATTGAACGCATTTCAAAATAGAGAAGCTGTAGCTGGTACAGAAAGATTAGCTAATGAGTTTAATGAAGATAACACAGAGTTTGATACTGATGTATTTGAATACGGTGGTAAAGTTCCTTCATCATTGGCTTATGTAGATGATGGAGAACTAATATAGACTCCAGATGGTTCAGTAAGTAAAGTACCTGAACAAGGATAGCCTACAGATAGTAATTTAGTAAACTTACCAGAAGGAAGTAGAATATTAAGTAATACTTTGAAAGTGCCTGGTACAAATAAAACCTTTGCAGAATTAGGTGATAAAGTAATGACTAGAAAGAAAAGTAAAGGAAAAGACATATACGCTTAGAATGCAAATATGCTTAATGAGATGAATAATAAATTAATGCATGACAAACTATTTGCTATGCAAGAAAGTATTAAAGCTAAGAAAGGCATTAAGAACAAAACTAAAGAATTAAAAAGTTTTGCTAGAGGTGGTGACAATACTCCAGCTGGTTATAATGCCGCAGGTTTTATGATAGATCCTAGATTTGCTGGTGAAATTAGTATGGGAGTTAGCGCTCCTACACCAAGAGTTAGAAGTACTTGGGGTATGAGAGGTGACGTTACAGCTCCTTGGGATAATTATGGTAGAATATCAGAAGTAAATGCTGGTACATTACCTGAAGTAACTATTAGCGCTCCTAAAGCAGTAGTTAAAGAAACTCCTAAGACTACTTCTAGAATAATGCCTAGAATTACTAAATCAACAGTTGCTCCAGACATTATTCCAAATTTAGATACTATTAATGAAGATTTTAGTATAGATGCTACTCCACAGGATATTAGAACTAGAATGGCAGTAAGCCCAACAGTAGAACCAGTTATTACAAATCCTAATGAGGAACCTGTAAGATTAGATGGATTAAATGATTTAATTAGTGGTGTAACTTCTCTTGTTCCTATAATGTCTAATCTGTTTACTAGTAGTCCAGAAGCAGTACCTGCTAATTACAACCCGTATGCTACAGCTATTACTAACACTATGGGTAGACGTAGATACAATATTGATCCACTACTCAGAGACATAGAAACTAATAGAAATGTAGCTAATTATGCAGCTAGTCAACAAAGAACTAATACTGGTCAAGATATGGCGTTTAGATTACAGAATGCAATTGCTACCAATAAGGCTATTGCTGCTGCCAGAGCTGCTGAAAGTAATGCAAATAATCAGTATAAAGCGGAATATGCCAACACAATGAATAACTTAGGACAGCAGTGGGTTCAAGCTACTAACTTAGCATCTGAGCTTAATGCTCGTAACAGAGCTACTGCTAGAAATATTCGCAGAACAGGTTTAGGTCAATTAAGTCAGTGGGCTCAAAATAGAGAATTAATGAGCAATCAAAGAAGTAGAGATAATGCTATGCTTAAATTATACGATCCATTTTTGCAAGCTGGTTTTACTTCTGCTGATATGAGTCAATTTAAAAAATGGTTAAATAAGGGAGGAAATAGATAATGACAGCTAATAGATATGATTAGGCTGCTGAAGCCCCTATATTAAACACATACGTTCCTATTAACTTTGGGGAACTATACAGAATAGGAGCTACATAGAAAGCAGCAGTAGATGAAGCAGCTAAACAATTTAGTACAGCATTACAGAAGTTTGGGGAATTTCGTTCCCCATCTGCTGTAGATACACAGAACTGGTATAATTTAACTATTAATAGAAAGGATGTACAGGATGCCATTAGCTAGATAGCCCAGAATCCTGATGCTATGAAAGACGCCTCCTTTAGAGCTAATCTACAGTCTTTAATTAATAGTACCGATTATTCATCTTTGTCCTTACTTAAGGAAAGTGCTGATAATTTAAGAGCTGGATTAGAGATGAGAGCTAAGATGGAAGCTGAAGGAAAATATAAAGAAGGATGGGATGATTCTAATATTCCTCAGTATGATACACTAGGTAATAAAAGAGTATTTAGTGACATTACTCCTGTCAGATACATGACAGCTGATGAGCTATCTAATCCTTACTTTAGTAATCTTAAACCTAGTAGTTTAGGCTCTGTATGGAAAGATGGAGTTAAGTATAACAGAGCTGGCATAACATATGATACATTATATGATATAGCAAATGCTAGATTTAATGATTTGGTAAGTACTCCACAGGGACAGAAATATTATAAAGAAGCATTACAAGCTGCTGGTGGTAATGAGTCTGTAGCTAGAGAAGCTTTTGTAGGAATGATAGCTGATTCACAAAGAGATAGAATTGTTAATCAAGATACTGTTGATCCGTTGTGGTTAATACAAGCTAAACATGCAGCTAGCAGAACAGGTAAAGACGAAATAATTAGACCTAATCCTACTAGATTAGACTTCTTAAATGAATCTATTACTAGAAGTGTACAATCTAGAATTGGTTCTAGATTTGATCAATATAGAAATTATATTGAAGGTCTAATAAGTAAGTATCCAAATACTAAGATAGCTCAAGATGCTAAGAAAGGTGTATAGAATATTGATAACATGATGAACTCATATATGCAACTTAATCAGGCTGCAATGCAGTATTCTAATGCTTATAGAGCTACAGGTAATGATAATGACTTAATAGTAGCTAGAAGTGCATCTGATGCAGCTGATAGATTACAAGCTCAAATGATAGGCTTAGCTAACAAGCATATACTTAGAGATGAATTTCAAAAAGTATCCGGCTTCTCTCCTATATCTGTAAGCGGTAATAAAGAATATTCTAAACAAGGTTACTTAAAAGGTGTAAACTCAGCTTTGGATATGATTAAAGGCAACGTTAGCTTACTTGAGAGTGATGATTTATTAACTGGTGTAGGTGGTTCACAACAAGAAGTAAAAGATGAAAATGGTACTACTAAGAATGTATACCAATTTAATGATTCTAGAGGTTTCCTATTACCTGAAACAGTATTTCAAATTGCTTCTGAAACTACTCCGAGAAAAGCAGAAAGAGTAGCTGGTATTGGTAGAGATACAAGTTTCCCATTGAAAGAAGTACTTGAATCAGGTAATTTATCTGATGTACAGTTCTTACCTGAAGGCAAAATGGTTAAAGTAGGACCTGGAACATTTGCATTATCTGGTAAAATAAGAATACCTAAAGAAAGAATAGAGCAGGCATTAGGTACGGGTCTTTGGAGCGATAAAGGTTTAACACAAGGATTTGCAGATAACTTAGTGGCTCCGTTTGGTAGACAAAGTACCAGAACTGCATTAAAAGACTTATATAAAGCTTCAGAAGTTACAGAAGTAGTTGGAGAAGATGGGCATGAATATTTTGAGATGAATATATTCAAAGCATTACCAAGTACTAACAATGCTCCAGAATTCTGGCAAAGAGTAAATCAAAGATGGCAAGGTGGTTCACCTACAGGTATAGGCGGTACATCCCAAGCTAAAAATGAATATGGAACTTCAGCATTACAAACATTAGGAAGTATAAGATAATATGAAAAGAAAAGTATACGATACATCATTAATAGATAGTATAAGATAGAGAACAGCTTTGTATGATGCTTATTAGGCTCCAAAAGCTAACGTAGAAGAATATTTCCACACTATGGAGAACCCTCGTTATGAGGGTGCTCCTGATGATTATGGGGTTACAGATTGGGTATCTAATGCTTTTAATGATTGGAATCTTAAAAGAAATGAAGCTATTAGAGATAGTGCATTAGGTGATTATGTAATGGCTGATTAGGATTATAATACAATTCTAAATGCTAAAAATTATATTCAAGCTGTACGCAATATCAATGCCATACTTCCACAATTAAGACAAGACCCTAATAACCAAGACTTAAAACAGTAGGTAAAACAATTATCAGATACTATTCTTAATAACAAAGAAGCATACGATAATATCTTAAATGATAAATTAAATGATTCTTCTTTGAATACAAAGCTGAAAACTGATTTCATTAATGGAAATTGGAATTCAGCTTTAAGTGAAATAGATCGTTAGACAACTGAACAGATAGATAAAGCAACAGGGTCTTATGCAGATCCTAATACTTTGTATGCTAAAAAGAGTTCTGCCTTATTCTAGGCTGATGTTGCTCAAAATACCGCTGATGAATACAATAGTAAATTAACATCTGATTACTATCGTAGAAAGTCACAACAACCAGGTATGGATCTTACTGATATAGATACTTATTTGTTTAAATTACCAGGTTTATTAGGTTCTTCAGCAGCTACTATTACTAATGATATACTTACTACTGGAACTACATATGCTACTACATCTATAGGTTCTAGTTTCGGCCCTATTGGAGCAGCGGCTGGTATGGTTGCTGGGGCAGGAGTATCTATATTAGGCAATCTGTTAAGTAGAGAAAGAGAATCTAAAGGAGAAGTATACAGTAACTATAAATCTGCTGTACTTAATCAGATTGATAAAAGTGGTATTTCTAAACAGTTATTAAAGGATGCCAAAGCAGAAATGCAAAGAATGGGTTCTTATACTCAAGAATAGATTGATAATGATGATTACGTATACGATCAATTACTTACTAATCAAGTAAAAGTAAATAATGTTAAGTTCGATAAAATACGTCTTAACAATTTTGAAGGTATGAAATCACTTTATACCGATAACATGGCTTTATCTACTTGGGATGCTACTCAAACTATGTTAGAAGTTATACCATTAGGCAAAATGGCTAAAAGTGTAAGAGGATTAAAAACTTTAGCAAATAAGTACGATAAAGGCAAAGGTTTTCTAAAGGGTAAATTAGCTGAACGTATAGATGATATAACCAGCTTTGGTATAGATAGTGTAGATAAACTGCCTAAAAAAACTAAGAGAAAAGCAATATTAGATTTAGGTGGTAGAATTCTCATATCTTCTGCTATGGAAGGAGCTGAAGAGGGAACTCAATATATGAAGGGTTAGGACTATATTAATAGACACTTTGAAGAAGATCCTAATCTAGCTAAGAGTTTTATTAAAAATATTGGTTCTGGAGCAAGGTCTATATTTGCTGCAATTACTCCTTGGGATTCAGTATATTCTGATGATGCTGAATTCTTAGAGAATTTTAAAGGTGGTGCATTACTTGGTGGTCTAATGACTGGTGGAATAGGTGCTGCTACCACTTACTTACAAACTAGAGACCAATTACAGGCTGATAAATTGCTATCAGCTTTGTATGCTGAAAAACTAGATCAAAAAGATAGAGTAAGAAAAGACATTGTATATGCAGAAATGGCTGCTAATAATAAGTGGGATAACTTGATGCAGTCATTTGACAATCTTCAATCTGCTAATATTGATGGTCTTACTCAAGAAGATATAGAGACTGAAAGAAATAATGCTAATAGAGTAAAGAATATAGCTACATCTGAGTCAGCATTAAAGTAGGCTGAAGCATTAGGTATAGAACCAAATACTGAGGATTACAATATACTTATAGCTTTAAAAGATCATTACGATAAGCTAGTTGAAGAAGCAGATCAAAATTTTGTAGCATCTTCTAATAAGATGCAAAGTTTGCTGAACGGAGAAGAGGTAAATAAGCAAATCGAGAAAGTAATATCTAAATTATCTGATGAACAACGTTCTCAAATATCTGTAGAAGATATAAGAAATGCTATTTCTCTTTATTCTGAATTAGAAGTATATAATAGACTTATAAATGATTATGAGTAGAATAGTACTAAACTCAATGATCTTGAAAAGAATACGGGTATACGTACATCTAAAGCAGATGTAATTCATTTCAGAAATCTATTAAATACTGATAAAAAGGCATTAGAAAACAGTTATGATAAACTTAAGAAAGTATTAAGTGAATATAATTTAACTGAATCTGATTTTTAGGTTCCGTCTATACATCAGGATTTAGCCGATGCTCAGGAATAGTTGATTCTTTCTGGTCTAGATCAAGCTAGAGCACGCGAAGAAAATAACTTGATGTCTTCTGACGATAAGAAGTCTATAATGGCTAAAATAAATAAATGGAAGAACTCTGAAGCTAAAGAAGATGATTTTGTTCAAGATATAGAAGACTTGTATTCTGGTAGAACATAGGAGAAAGTAGCAGAAGAAGGAGAAGAAGTTACTCCAGAACCTTTAAAACAAGAACCAGCTCCTGTTCAAGAGTAGGAAAAACCACAGGAAGATGAGGGTGTAAAGTCAGCTAGACAGAATGCTAAAGAAATTCAGAACGAATTCTTTACTACTGAAAGAGACAACCGTGGAAACGGTAAAGTAGTATTGAACACAAATAATGAATTTGGTCAAGCTTACAAGCAAGCTAGCGATGCTTTACGTGAATCATTTATATCTTAGCACCCTAATGTAAAGAACTATTCGGAGTATGTGGCTGCTTCACAAATGGATAGAGCAGAAGGATAGGAAGCTGAAAGATGGTAGGAAATATACGATCTTAGAAATCAATTAGAAGAAGAAGTATATAACAACGGTAATTCTGATAAAGCTAAACAGTTAGTAAGTCAGTTGAAAGAAGCAATAGAAAATAAAATTGATTCTAATTTATTAAAAGAAGCTTATAATGATTTTGTTAGTTCAGGAGAGTGGAAAATATCACAGAACTTACAAAATAGAGAAAAAGCTAGAGCTGAAGAATTGAAACTTCTTGCTCAAGAAGCTAGAGAGGAAATAGCTTAGAGAGAGCAATAGAACATACAGACTAAATAGAAAGAAGCTCAAAAGCCTGCTACTGTTCCTAGTGAGACTGCTACTCCTGTATCTCCAGTTGAAGAAGCTACTAAGACAGAACCTTTATCTATAGAAGATGTACCAACTCTTAGTGATATACTTGGAGGATGGCTTGGTGATGAGGCTAAGCAAGCTTTAGAAACTCCAACTCAAGTTTCAGAAGAGCCAGTTCAAACGCCAGAAGAAACACAAACATCAGAACCTAGATAGTTAGAAGAGCTCACATATGATTCTAGACTGGATCCATATTCTCATGAGTTAAATTACAGACTTACTGAATCTAAATAGAATGAATAGGGTCAATGGATTAGGACTTCTAAAAAATTCCAAGGTATGGAACAATACCTTAATAATGAGGAATTTGCAGAAGTTACAGGTCAACCTGACTTTATTAAAGAAGTAACTAAGAATGGAGTACGTATAGTAGTAAGACCATATACTAAAGATGATGGTACTACTACAGATGCTATATACGCTTTATTTAATTACAAAGGTAAAGAATACATTGCTAGTATTAAGACAATAGAAGGGCTGTATGCTAGAGGAAATAGAGCTTTTAACAGACTACCTTTTAATGACCAATAGCTAATTGTAAATAATCTTAGTGCTTTACGTAATAAAGTTCTAGAACTTAATAAACAAGTACAAGCTAATCCTAACTTAGAAATAGTTCCTACTACCATTAGAAAAACAAATGGTAAGATTGTAAATCTTAAGAATGAAGATGGTAGTCCTAAAAATAGAAAACTTACAGATTCTTCTTGGTTAACCATTAAAGACCCGTACTAGATTAATCCTGAAAATACTCAAGTAGGCATTACTACAGGTAGTTTAGGTGGTAGTGTAATCAGATTTAAAAACCAAGTAATATCAGCTAAGGGTTTTCCTATGGGTAAGCCAGTATGGATGATTAAGACTTCTAGAGATGATGGCAGTACATCATAGATAGGAGTTGTTCTTAATTACGATAACTTTAAAGATAAACCTGAAGTAGCAGATTTAATTATTGATTTAGTTACTTCTAAGGATCAATTCTATACTGATAAGAATGGAGTTGTTACTAACGTTACTCCACAGAATGTATTACAGTTCTTAGTGAACTTTGGCCCTCAAACAGCCACTAATCCTAATGATACTAGATTATCTCCTGAACAAGTAAGAGCTAGAATGAACAAACAATTCTATTTAGCAGAGGATAATCAGTTAGTAGTAGGTCAATAGGTATACAACTTAAATGATATAAATACAGTACCTGAGATTAGAGAAAGATTGAAAAAATACATAATGGATAATTTCCATTGGAATATAGATGAAACTGGTCTAAGCTCTAATTATTTGGGAGGTGATTTACAATCTCAAGTAAAAGATCCTAAATTGTATCCTTTAGCTTTATTCTTGAAGAACAATAATGTAGATAAGATTACTCTAATACCCAATGTTTTAGAATTTACTAACAAAGATTTCGGTATTATTAAAGATAGTAAAGGCAACAAATAGGTAGACTCTAGCTATCCTAATGGCATCAGTGTACTTGGTTGGTACATAAAGCAAGGTATTTTACTTACTGATATAGCAGATACTATGCAAGATGCTAACATATACATTGATGATGTTATGTTAGTGGATAAAAATGCAGAAAGTAAAGTAGAGCAATCACAACAAAAAGTTCAAGAAGAAACTAAAATGGGCAGTATTACCCTACCTGATGAAACTGGCAAATAGACTACTATTGATTTGGATGAAATATTTTCTATATTGGACGGTAAAGGTAGAAAAGGTCCTAATATGGAAGTATCTGAAGAAGAAGTATCTAAACTAGCTATTAATGAGGAGGATAAAATGGATCCAAAATAGACTAAAGAATGGATATAGTCTACTTTGGGCATTACTCCTGAAATAGTATCATCCATAATAGATGTTACAGAAGCTGGTAATTTAGTAGTAGGTAGAGTAACAGAGGACTCCATAAAGATCTCGGAGTAGGCTCCAGAAGGTGTTCAATATCATGAAGCATGGCACAGAGTATCACAGTTATTAATTGATCCTAAACACAGAGATAAGATATATAAGAAGTATAGAGAACAAGGTCTAAATGATAAACAGATTGATGAAAAATTAGCTGATCAGTTTAAAGACTTTATGTTAACTGAATCAGGTAATTATAGATTTGATACTAAGAATTGGTTTAGAAGAATATACGACTTTATCAAATTGTGGATTAGAACTGGTCAATATGGATTAGCTAAAGTATACTCAGCGATCAATAGAGGTAAGTATTATGGTTTGAAACCTAATGCTGAAAATGTAGATAGATTCAGAGAAATATACAAAGGTGATGGAGCTAATATGGAAGTATCTGGATATAAATTTAAACATATTCAGACAGTTAAACAATTAAATGACATTATAAATAGTTTAACTTATGCTTTCTTCCAAGTATCATTTGCAGATGGTAAGACTATTAATTACTCTGACTTATCTAAGGAAGCTCCTAAATTTGATAGACTTAAACTTATACTTCAAGCTCAAGCTTACAAGTATCCATCTGATATAATCAATGAAGTAGTAGACAAATTTGACTCTATTATACTTCCTATGCTTACTACTAAACTAAAGCAATTAGGAATTAGATCAATAGATAGAAATGAAAGTGATACTTTAGCTAATATAGAAGAAGGAGCCGAAGGAGTAAACATAGGCCAGCATACAATAGAGGGTATGAACATCTCTATTAGAGATAATGCTCCTGCTGAAGTAAAGTTCTTCTTTCAAACTATACCTGTATATGAAATAGGGAAAGATGGTACTCCGCAAACTAAGTTTGATGAATATACTCATTTTCCTAGTTTTGTAGATCCAAATATAGCTTGGACAAACATATTGAAAGATTTATCTGGGTGCAGAACTATATCTAATATTATTGATAGAGTGCAATTCTTTGCTAAGAATGGTAATACATTCTATCAAGCATTATTGCTTAGACTAACTACTCTGGTAAAGAACTCTTTGAGTGAAGATGTAAATGTAGCTACACAAGCTGAAGCTATGCTTACTAAGATAGAAACTGTAATTACTTCTGACATTAATAACTATATAACAGTAAAGATTAGTGAAGATGCAGATACTGGCCTTACGAAGATGGAATTAAAAGACAATACAGTAGATGTAAAAGCAGCTAACTATCCTAAAGTATGGTCGCAGTACTTCTTTAATAATGCTGGCATATATAGATATAATGAAACAGGTGCTATTGTTGCTACAGATAATGCTAAACAAACCTTACGAGTTATAATAGACAATTTTAATAGAATTAGAAATGCTTTTACCAACAATAAAGGTATATTAAAAGTAGGTGATAACAATGTAGATTTGCATATAGCAGCTAACCAAGAGTATCTAAAGGATGTAATTGTTCGTATGTTAAATTCTGTAGGTGTAGGTATAGATAAGCCAACGCTTAATAGAATGTTAATGTCTGGAGATTATGGTAATCCTAGATCAGACCAATATACATTGCTAAATTCTTTCTTAGTAAATAGAATTAAATTTGGTGGTATTCCTAGATTAATAGAAACATTAGATAGTATCAAAAATTCTATTAATAAAGATAATACTATTAAAGATATAGAGAGCCCAGAAGGAGTGATACAACCTACTTAGGTATGGAATACACAAGGTTTTGTTAAGGAAATAGCAAATTACTATGCTTATCAACATGCTACAGATAAGAGTCTAAGTAGCTATGGCCCAGATGGTAATAGCTATTACATGGTATCTTAGAATAACTTTGCAAAAGACAGACTTAATGAAATAGTAAATGATAAGGATACTTTTGATAATCTAAATGCTGTAGTATACAATGGTAATTCTATTATTCTAAATGCAGTTAAAAGAGGCAATAAAGATCTATCTATAGAAACTCTAATAAACTTCAAAGATACCACATCACAAGATGTAGGTAGAGATTACTTTGGTATTACTGATAGAGAAGATTATATTGCTAAAATGGTAGCTGTATTTAACGATAGAATAATATTCCCTACAGTAGCAGATAAAAAGACATACCATTTCATTAGAGGAATTAAGTTGCCTCATGAAAGAATAAAGTTCAATACCACTCCTCAAGGTGCTTATATCCAATATGGGGAGCAAAGTATGGATACTTTACTGGGATATTGTTATGATGAATTGAATCAAATAGAATTGTGTTTAAGACAGATAGATGATGATCCAACTCATTATGATGAGGAAACAGGATTACATTACAACGAAGATGGTACTATCAATAATGATTGGTTAGAACCTACCAGAAGAATAAAGAATTTCCATACGCCAAATAAAGTAAGTTGGAAGGATAAGAATGGTAAGAAGCATACTAAGAAATTAGAAGGAAATGGCGCTAGATTCTTATTGTTAACCGGTATTAGAACATCTAAAGGCTTTGTTAGCTTCAATGATCCTATGAAATCAGCTAAAGAAAATCTTTAGACAGCTAAAGATTACTTCTTTAACTTATCTAAAGATACGTAGAAAGCATTTTTAAGCTCTTTGATCAATGAACGTGTTAAACAGGAGATAGCTACAGCTAAAGAGTTAGGCTTGATTGAAGGCAATGAAAATAATGATATTTGGAGTTTGCGTAATAAGTTGCTTGATGATGTTGAATTGAACAATAGAAAGGCATTTTATAGTCAACTTGATCCAACTAATGCTGAAGGATACGCTATATTTGACATGTTAGCTGATTATACAATTAATAGTATAATATCTATTAATGAAGTAGAAAAGTTATTCAGTGGAGCTCCTTCTTACTATAAAGTAAAGTATGATCAATATGGTCCTGTAGATGTATCTATTGATAAAATCAAACGTCTTGGTTCTCTTACTTCCACTGGCTTGAATAACAGACTAGATTTCTTTAATGATCCTATTAGAGATGAATATGTAGTTGCTGAATTAAAAGACCATGAAATAATGGACAAGCAATACTACATCTATGAAGGATTATTTACTAGAGGTAATATTAAGGAAACTATTCAAGAATTAGAAGGTGAAGATGCTTGGAATCAGGTAAAAGATTTAAGTATTCAAGAGATTGAAAAGATCTATCCTGAATCAGTCAAGATAGCTAAACAAGCTGCTAAAGTAGAAGTAGAAGGTTACAAAGAAGGTATAAATGTAGCGGATGCTGCTGTATATATTAGCCCTAATATGACTAGAGATCTACTTAGAATGCGTGGAGTATGGTCTCCTGAAATAAAGAAAGCATTTGAAATCCTTACTAATGAAGATACAGCTAATCTATGGGATTCAGACCCTAAACTGTATGCAGAAGCTAATAAGGTTATTCTAAATGCTATGAAGTATATGGCATTCGGTACTAGATTCAATGAAATACCGGGATTAGGTATACCTTATTTTAATAAGATGGCTCTATTCCCATTATTCAAGAGTATAGCTACAGGTGACGTTAAAGCACTGTATGACAGGATGGTAGACCCAAGTAAACCAGTAGATATGGTTCTATTTGACTCTGCTGTTAAAGCTGGTTCTAGATCTCCTATGAAGTTCTATAGAGTAGCTAAAGATAGTGAAATAGAACTAAGAGATGGACAAACTGTTCTTAGCGCTAAAGTTACTGATGAGTTAATTAACGAAGAAGGAAATACTCTAAATGACTTTAATAACTTAGTTACTTATACTCAGAAGTTTAAGTACTTAAGACAACAATTAGAGACTAATCCTCATACTCACGAAGAATAGATGGCTGGTACTCAGTTTATGAAAGTAAATCTATCTAATCTACGTATGGATGATTTATATGGTATTGAAGGTCAACAGGTAACTGGTAGACAAATTAAGGATACTATTATGAATGCTTTGAATAAATTATCTGATATGGGTGTTAAAGACTTAGAAGATGAATTATTCAACAAAGACGGTAGTGTAAATGTAACCAAATTAGCTAAAATGTTAGAAGATGATGCTAGAGAATCTGATGCTAACGATAATGTATTATCTGGTCTCAAAACAGCTAATAATAAATTTATAATGCCTTTGTCTTCTTTATCAGATAATAAGTGGTTAGAAAGTAGATTTATCTCTATGATCAATAAGTAGGTTATTGATGTTCATATACCTGGTGGAGCATTTATCCAAAGATCTACTTTAGGTCTAGAAGCTACTTCTACTAAGGTAGTAACACCAAATATGATAAATGACGGTAGAGTATTAAAATCTATAAATGAGGAGGGTTCAATGGATTCGGTAGTAAGTATAAACTTATTTAAATACTTTATACCTAATTATGAAAACTTAACATATAGAGAAGCTAGACAGTGGCTTATTGATCATGAAATTATTGGTGATAAAGCTAAAGCTAATGCGATAGGTTATCGTATTCCTACTCAGTCAATTGCATCTATATCTCCATTAAGATTTGTAGATGTGTTCCCTGAAATAATGGGTGATACTATCATGTTGCCAGAAGACTTTACTAAACTTACTGGTTCTGACTTCGATATTGATAAATTGTATGTAGCTAGATTTGCATATAATAAGAATGGTGTCAAGTTTAACAAAGGTAATTCTCTTAAGTATGACGAAGTGCGTAATTCTATAAAGAATGAAATGCTGGAAGCATATTTAAAGGTATTACTTACTAGAGATAATACTAACTCTCTTAAATTGTCTATTGATAATGCTACAGAGAATGTTAAGGAGGTACTTAGAGATATAGAAGGACCTAGTAGTTATCATCCTACTCCATTTGAAGTATATTCACCTACATATCAAGAAGCTAGAAAGGCTGAATATACTGGTGGTAAGGCTGGTATTGGACCTTTTGCCTTGAATAATGCTCATCACATTCTTACTTAGCTTACTAAACTTAGCATGGTTAGAGATGTGTTCACCAATACTCTAAATATATGGAATATAGGTGGTATATACGATACTCCAGTGGCAGGCATGAAGAAAGGTGGTAGAATACTTGACTGGTTATCAGCTATGATCAATGGTTTCGTAGATATTGCTAAAGACCCTTATATTGTAAGATTGAATGTTAATTCATGGACATACAATATGGTTTCTTTCTTGTTACGTACTGGTAAAGGTAAGTAGACATTCTACTTTGTTGCTCAACCTATCCTTAAAGAAATGGCAGAAGCTGTAATAAAGACTAAGGGTAAGTATGGTATAGATAGAACTAAAACTCCTACTCAGTTAGAAAATGAAGCAATTGAATCAGTACTTGATAAATATGATCCTACTAAGAAGTATAGGAAAAAATATGAGTTTATAAACGGCAATGAAAATTCAAGAGCTAACGAATATCAAGACTTGTTTAGTACATATCAGAAAGAAAATGGTGAATATACATCTAGAACAAGAGAGTTACTCAAGCTAAATAAAGAAGAAATAAGTAACTTTAACGAAGAATAGGTTCGTATATATTATGCTTGGAAAGCATTAAAACCATATGCTGATTCATTGGCTAATTTGGTTAAGTATTCTAAAGTAGATACTAAGAAAACTGGTAAGACATTTGCTGAACAACAAACATACTATAATGGTATGTGGGCAATGACAGAGGATGCTAATTTTGCAGATGGTGAAATTGAACGTTTCTATAATGAAACTTTTATTGCTAAAAAGACAGAAAACAGTATTCCGTTTGGTACTTCTATATTCAAGAACTTATTACTTAGAAACACTGATACTTTCTTAAGTAAGAAAGACATAATGTTATCATTACTTGGTAGAAAGAATAATGCTGATTCTAAACTACTTAATGCTCTTATTTCAGGAATGGAAGCTCAAATTAAGAGCGGGTTTTTTAACCAGTTTATATACCAAAATGGTATTGATATTCACAGTATGTTTACTGGAAAAATGTCAATGGCAAAACGTATCAATAACTTTAAATATGAAATACTAAAAGGTAATCCCAAACTAAGTAGATTTTTAAATAATGACGGTACTATAAATAATGACTTTATAAATTATTTGATACCCAATATAGATTATAATGGTTTAGATTTCATTGATACTTCATCTTTACTTGATGCTGATCAATCACAAGCTAATAACTTGATAAACTACTGGAGAGAATTAATAGATGACCCAGAACCTAGAGTAAGCCAATTATTTAAAGATTTAGTAGTATATGCGTTCCTTACTTCAGGGGATAATCCTACTATGAACTCATTCTTCCAATATGTTCCAAATAGTTATAAAATATCAATGGGTTATACTGACTATATATAGACTAAATTAGATGAATTATCTAATGGAGTTGATCAATCTATAGTAAGAGATGACTTATTCTTAAATAACTGGCAAAATGATAAGCTAGTAAGACCAGTAGATCTGTATAACAATAAAGGAGTCAAATTATACTCTATATCGTTAAATGATTAGTCCGTAGTTCCTAATATCATATTAGGAGAAAGGTAGGATAAAACAGATAGACCTGCTATTAGACCTAGTAATTGGTTATCAATGACTTATGTTAATGATAAAGGTAAACTAATAGAAGGTAAATTCCCTATATTCTACCCGTATATTAAGATAAATGATGGCTTAGGGCGTACTCCAGCTAATTATCATGTATACTCTCTTATAGGTTATAAACAAGCAGCTGATCCAGAAACCAGACGTTTAAATTATATACCTATCTATGGATTAGTATCTAAGAAAGGATACAAATACAGAGGACATACTGTAGTAGAATACGGTAAAGAATCTCAATTTGATTTTAATAAAGAAAGTGTATGGGATTACACTGAAGCTTTACAAAATCAGGAAGCATTAGCTGATATGGCAGATGATTATAGCAAACCTAACTGGTAGAATTCTGATATTCATTTGATTACAGATCTTCCTCCATATTAGAATATGAATTATGCTAAAGAGCAATAGGATATGAAATTTGAATGGGATCAGGATGATAAAGATGATAATGAACAAGGTGTAGTACTTAGCGAAGCTGAAGAAAGTAAAGAAGACTCTAAAAATCTTCTTTAGTTAGAGGCTGATCTTTTGTATAAGATGAAGGAATACCTGACCGAATTAAGCAAAGATAATACAGATTTAGCATCTAGTATAGATGATAAAATGGAAGAATTTACTCAATTGTTACGTAAAGAAAATCCAACTACTCCAGAAGAAGTGGAAGGTTTGATTAACAAATTTATATGTAATTTATAATATGAATAAATATTGTCCAAATAAAAATCTTCCCGAATGGAAGGAGTTAGTAAAGGTAGTAGGTGAAAATAAAGCCTACTACCTTTGGGATTAGAATAAAGGTAATAGTTTAGATAAAGCTCCTAATGGAGAGGATTCTAAGCTATTTTCAGACCTTTTAAGCTAGTTTGATAATAATCGTGAACAAGCTATTTTAGCAAAGGCTAAAACCTTTACAGAAGCTTTTAAAACGCAATTATCAGATGAATTATCTAAACAAGTAGATGAAAATGGTGAGCTGTTAATTGAAGCTTACAATAAAAGAAATGAAGTTAAATAGGGTTCTTCTAATACTTTATTGGAATAGTTAGGAGAATTTGCAGATACTGTAGATGTAGTAAACTTCTTTATTAATCACGATGAAGTAAAATCTCAAACTAAAGAACTTCTTAAGAAATTAAATAAAGTCAACAGACCATTTGTAATATATAAAGGTCACAAAAAAGGAGTTAGAGCCGAAGCTGGAGCTGCCTTATATTTGTATTCAGATGTAATTAATTCCTCATCGGTATAGTTAAACGCTGAGGATGTTGCTCATGAAATGTTACATATTTACTTGCGTAAAGAATATGAAACCAATGAGCAATTTAAAAATTTACTTGACGAATTACAAATTGAATATAGAAAGAAAATAGGAAGTGTGTTATATGGTTTAGGTAAAGATTAGTAGAGTGATGAGTTTTTAAACGAAGCACTATCAAACACAGCATTTCGAGCTCATTTAAAATTAACTGACAAAAGTAAGTTCTAGAGACTGTGGATATTTATAAAAGGTATAATAAATAGGATAATCACTGGCAAAAAATTCATTGTTTATTCTAAATTACCCGAAGATATATCTAATTTGCAAGATTACGCTATGTCTTTACTTGATAAAGTTAATCAGGGAGAAATAAGTATCCATTCAATTGATCATTATGATGAGGAATATAGTGGTGAAACATTCAGTAAATTAGACAATAATCAACAAAAATAGATAGACAAACTATATGACAAGATATAGAAAGGATTAAAAGATAGATTAAATGCCATTAAACATTACAATGTAAAAAATCCTAAAGTATGGAACCAAATATCTACTATTATATCACAATTGTCTAAATCTGAAACTGAACAAGGTATACTACAATTCGTACAGCATGTAAGTGATACTATAGAAGATAGTATTAAATTCTTATCTAAATCAATAGGTGATATTAATGCTAAACAAATTAGACAGCTATCTAATGACTATTTAGGATTCTATAAACCTCTTATTGATTAGATACAATACGCAGTAGATACTACTGATATATTCAAAGAATTACCTGAGTACCCAACAATAAAGTAGAATATCGCGAATATAGCTTAGCAATTAACTATAGTAAACAATAGATTTACTAATGTACTTAAAGAAAAAGGTTATCAATTCTTACAAGAATATTTACAATCTAGAGCTGTACCACAAGACTATATAGATAAGACTATAGCTTGGCTTGATGATCCAAAACATGATACTAGTGTATTTATGAATTGGTTTGGTATGGCTACTAATAGCGATAATATGGTATTGCAAACTATAGCTAATATGTTATAGAATACTGTCAATAAGACAGATAGAGAAACATTGTAGGTAGGTACTGAATTAGTTAAGTAGCTGAATAAAGTAAAGGAGAAATACGGTAATGACGTTCAAAAATTACTATATGAGAAGTATGACGACGGCACATATACTGGATTAAAGGTTACTCCTATCAATAAAGGGCAATTCAAAAGAGATTAGAAGGAATATCTAAATAATTTATCTAGTAAATTAGGAATACAAAAAGATGAGCATGACCAATACATAATGCCTGATGATGAAGATATTCAAAGAAAATGGTTTGATGGAGTTAATAAATTCTACTCTGATAGAGCTAATAGAAAGTATAAGCCAGAGTATTATTCAACTAGAAATAAAACGCTTTCTATGAAAACTAGGGATGCTATAAATGAGATTAATAACTATATTAATACTATAGTAGATCCTATTACAGTAGATGGAGTAGAATATGATAACTTATTATCAGAATCTGAATATAATTCATTAATTAGTTTACGTAGACAAAAAGCTCTACTATCTAATAGATATAATCTAGATGGTAGTATAAAAACAGGGGGTGATTTAATCATAGCTAATGAGTTGCATTCCTTTAATGAAATAGTTCAATAGCATGTAAAGTATAAAACAGATAAAGAAAGCTATAATAGAGATAGAGCAAAAGTAGTAGCTAAGTATGGTGAAGGATCTACTCAACTATAGTTATGGGAATCAAGAAATTTAAAGAAATAGTACACTTAGGAATTCTACGATGAATTAGATAGTTTAGGTAAAGTAGAACAATCTGAAGAATACAAAGAAGCTATAAAGAAACGTAGAGAATTTCAATAGCTATTTAAAGATCCTCGTACTGGTAAAATAGATTCTAATTTAATGTCAGACTCTGAGAAAAGGGAACTTTTGAAATTAGATTAGGATATTGCTAATCTATATACTTGGACAGAATAGATTGATACTGGGAAAAAATTTAGTGATATAGCTGAAGTAGTTCCAACAGAGCAGTACTATAAAGATAGCTAGAATGCTAGAGAAGCTGGTACAGAAGCTTATAACGATTGGTTTAATAATAATCATTATGAAGACGGTAGAGGTCGTATGCATCCAGCTTCATATTATACAGAATTAAAACCAAAAGATGAATTATTAGAAAAGTATACAGAGTATGCTCCAATAAGTAGATACTCTACTATAGATAGGCAATCAGATTGGTTTAATAAGGACTGGGATTCAGCTGGTCCTACTGTATAGCCTAATAAGAAATATTATGACAATAGTAAAGCATATAAAGAAATAGTAGATAAACCTGAATTAAAGAAATTATATGACGATTTATCTGATACCATCAATAAGGCTAATAGGTATATATCATTCTTAACATTTGGTGACGATGGTAGAATGCCTCAAATACCTGCAAGATTTATGCAAGTATTAGGTAGAAAAGATAGCGTACTAAATGCTTTGAAATACATATTTGATGATGTAGCTGTTACTAGAGTAGATGATACTGATTATGTAGATGATTTTACTACTATGCCTAATGGCGATCCTATTAAAGTAATACCTACAAGATTTATAAATATGCTAGAAGATACCAATGAAATATCAACAGACGCTGTCGCATCTGTAATAGCTTATTATAATATGGCTGCTAATTATAATAATATGGTAGAACAATAGGATGATGTTGAATTATTACTCAATCTTCTAAAGAATATTCAAATTAGAACTAAGAAAGAACTAAAAACAGCAGGTTCAGCTAATGTATATAAACAAGCTTAGCTATTAGTTGATAGAATAATGTATGGTAGAAATAAAACTCCTATTACAGTAAATATATTAGATAAAGAGATAAATATAGGTAAAACATTAGACATAATACGAGGATTTGTTACTAAAGTAAATCTATCAGGTAACTTGTGGTCTATTGGTACTTCTTTCTTTACTGATGCTACCTATACTACTTTAGAAGCTAAAATGGGCAGATTCTTTGATACCAATGACCTTAAATTTGCTTCTAATGAATTTGCTAGACAGTTACCAGATATGATGGCTAATATTGGTAATCCAGTACCTAAAGGTAAATTGTCTTATTTGTTACAACTAAATCAAGTAGTAAAGGACAATAAAGAGATATTTGACAGATTGGATCAGAGTTAGGTACTAAGAGCTATAAATCAAAATTTCTGGTTTGCAGGTTATACTTAGTCTGATTATACTGTTAAGAGTCATACAGTTATTAGTATATATCACAGTTATAGATTTGTAGATGGAGAAGGTTTTATGACTAAACAGTAGTATATTAATAAATTTAATTCTAATAGTACTAAATTTGAGCAATTGCCTGTAACTTTATATGATGTATTTGTAGAAGATAAAGAAGGTAATATAAAGATATAGGATAAGTATAAACAGTATGTTAATGATAAGCTATAGAATGAGGTAAGAAATAGGATTAATATACTTACTTAGAGAATTGATGGTACTTTACGAGAAATAGATAAAGCGGCAGTACATGCTAACTCTATAGCTTCTTATATTGTGTTACATCGTAACTTTATGATATCTGCACTGCATGATAGATTTAAGAAAAAATAGTTTAATCTTGATTTAGGAGTAGAAGAAGAAGGATATTATAGGTCTACTAGTAAATTCTTAAAAAATGTTATAGGATAGAGACATTTTGCTATGACACAATTATTAGCAGACTATAATAACTTGAAAGATTACGAATAGTATGCTGTTAGAAGAGTTCTAAATGAATTAGTGCTAATAGCAGCTTCTACTACTGTAGCTCTTGCTATGGCTACTATAGTAGATGGAGATGATGAGTATGATACATGGTTAACTTAGTCTATTACTTACTTAGCAATGCGTTCAGCATTTGAATTTAGAACTATGTATAATCCATTTGAATTTATTTCATTAATTAAGTCTCCTACAGCAGCTTTCAATTGGTTTGACAATGCTTCTAGTTTTATTAATTTATTTAATCCTGCTTCATATGTAGGCGATCGAACTCCTTTTACTATAATAGACAGAGGCCCTTATAAAGGAATGCCGGTTATACTTAAAAATATAATCAAGGTTACCCCGTTTAAGAGTATAATAGAAGCAACAGATCCAAAAGCAAAAAGGAACTATTTATAGAATTAGTTAATGAACTTCTAAAAAGTTTCTATCTAAATTATCAATTCGCTAGATTAACTGTAAAAAAGAAAGGCTGAGTATTAATTTACTCAGCCTATTTTGTTATGAGAGTTCATCACGCTCTTCATAACTATAATAATCTTCTTCTGGCAATTCAGCATTTATAGACTCACCAAATCTATATGTATTTAGAAATAACCTCTGTGCTAATTCTGGAACAGGCACGTTTGCCCAAAATCTATTTATTTCTAATGCTGCACTTACATTATAAGTTTTACCAGTTGATTGAAGATTATGTATATCTTTTTTATACTTAGGGTTACTTAAACAATAAATAGTATAATGCTTATTGTTTATCGTAATATATTTAGTATTATATAAAGAGTCTAACTGTTTAAACTTTCTATATCTATCTAAAGATTCCTTAGTATTAACACTACTATCATATAAAAGAAAGACCTTTTCTTCTAAAAAAGGTCTATTCTTATCAGTAGTATATGCATTTATGTAACCGCTTTCTACAGTTAAATCATTCCATGTAAGATTATCGTCTAATAATGGAACTATATATATACTAACATCATTCAAGTTCTTCAGTACCATTTCCTTCGTAATAACTACGAGTATGCTCCCAATTATTAGTTTGGTAATGATATGAAAGTTCTGATAATGCATTGATAATAATGTTTTTACGAGAGTCTAACTCTGTTTCATTAAACATATTAAACACTCTCACTTCATAGCTACCATTTGTTTGTATAGCAACAATATATGCTTCACAATCGTAATCTGAAATATCAATATCTTGATCTTTCATATACCATGTAATAGCTAATAAATAATAAGCAATTTGTCTATAGTAATCAAACTCTTCTACAGAATGTTTGAAATTATAGACATCTGAAGTTGTCTTTAAGTCGATTAAAATAATCTTCTTATTGACATGATCAAATATGCATCTATCAAGTAATGACTTACAAGGTGCATACCAGGTCTTATTTTCATCCATTTTAAGACTATCTGTCTTAATAGGAAATGTCCAGTTAATATGAAACTCATTATGAGATTCTACTCCTGGAGTGTTTGTTAGTAATTCATTTGCTTTCTTATGTTTCTCAATGTTAGACTTAATTGTCTTTAACATATTAAGATCTGCAAATGAAATTGCTTTTTTATTATTTTTCAAAGACTTTGACTTAATATATTCATCATATCTTAATGCAAAATCCTTAGCAATAGATAATTTAGCATCTTCAGATAATTTATTACTATAAGCCTTGTTATAAGAATCTAATAATAATTTATCATCATCTTCTAATGGATTAGTATCTTTAAATATAGAATACCAATCACAGAAATCTTTTTGCTGTTTTACTTTAGGTACTTCATATTCAAGTATTGTATAATCATTCCAGAATTCATCTGGTTGGAGTATATACTCATGTATCATAGTACCCTTTTCTAACTGCGGTAACTTTAATCCTTCTTCCTTACCATCAAGCATATTACGGAAGTATAAAGGACCTTTTTTTAGAAACCAACCTATAGCAGAATTGGAAATACGTGTGTTATCAGAATAATATTCACAATCAATAATCATTCGTAATATCTCCATTTAAATCCACAACAATGGTTACGTTCTCCTTTGCAACACTTAATTATGTTTGCTATATTAGTATTAAATTCTTTAGATGCATCTGTAATTGTATTCCATCTTTTAATTTCGTTCATGTCTAAATCATATTGAATTACTCTTCTAGTAATATTGTTATTGTTTCTTCGCAAATGAATATTTTTATAAGTATTGTTATACTCATAATTACACCATTCTAAATTTAAAACATTATTGTTACTTTTATTTTCATCAATATGATTGACACAAGAATAATTATTAGGATTAGGAATAAAATTCTCAGCTACTAACCTATGAATTAATAGTGTCTTATTCTTACCTTTTTTCGCAAGAACTACATACTCATAACCAGCTGTTGTAGTAGTTGTTTTACGTATTTTTTCTTTAATTAAGAGTTTCCTACCAGATTTACTATTTGTATATCTAGTTAAAGATTTTACTTTACCTGTATTACTTATCTGATATGAACCTTCATAACCTTCTATATCTTTCCAAATTTCCATTATAATATTATTTTATTATTATAACGTAATCTTCATAATAAGGTTTATTTTTCTTCCAAGTTAAAATCAATTGTTACTATTTTAAGTCTTTCTCTTATCATATAACTGTCAGTTAATATACTACAGTTATGTTGATTAAGATAACCATATGATATACCATTATGCCAATGCCCAAAGAAATGATGCTTATACTTACCAAAACAGTAATTTTCAAGCTTTTCATTATAATTTGAATTTTCATGAGTAATAAGTATATCACAATTAGGTATCTTTTCATATAGGCATGTATACTCATCATATCTGTGTTGAGTATCTTCAAATGCCCATGTTTGCCAGTGTATAGGAGCTATCCATGGAGTTCCATAAAATTTTACTCCTTCATATTCATATAATTCATCAATAAGAAATACTACCTTATCATTAGTAAGTAAAGATATTTTATCCTTAAACTCCTGTAAAGTAGTATCTTTTATTAATCCATTATATAATTGTTCAATGTATATATCATGATTTCCTGGTACTACAAATATCTTTTTACATGATAACTTATTAGCCCATGTAATAAAAGCAGTACTCCACCATGCATCTGATTCATCAGAACTTCTTTGAACAATTAGGTCTACTACATCACCAGCAATACATAATACATCACATTCTGGTATAGAAGGTAATATACCATGTAAATCACTAATTGCACATATTTTCATAATGCAAACTTGCTGTTAATTTATATATTAATACTGCACAAAAAATTAACATTCTTTTAAATGTTTTATTAACTCATCTACTTGTTTCTGATTATGTACTATATAGAACTTTATATTAGGTTCAAATCTATACAAATAGTAGTTAAATAGTTTTTCACGTAAAGGCCACGTATCTGTTTTAAAACCTTTACACTCTATTATAAAATTATTACCGATAAAATCAGGTAAATAAGTTATAGCTCTTATTTTTTTTCCTTGAAATTCAAATTTTGGTAATAATTCAAACCTTTTACATTCGTAGTCTAAACGAATATTTGCTTCCTTAAATTTAATATATGTATATGCTTCTAATTTAGAACGGAAGTTTATATTATCTATTACTACTCTAGTAGCATTTTTTACTTTTTTATTTATCTAATTTTTCATAGCTCCAAATATAATTTTTATATAGATGATTGTTTCTAACACAAGCTTTTCTAATTCCTCTATCTGGAATATGTAAAAAATAAGAAGCTTCTTTAGAACTACTAAATGTATAAATTAGTTTGTATTTTTTATTATAAACAAATACTTTCTTTCCTAATTTCTCTCCTATTTTAGTTGCTCTATCGTTGTGTAAAAGATTGTACTTAGCACTACACCATTCTAGATTATCTAAATTGTTGTTTAACTTATTTTCATCTATATGATTTACCTGACTATAATTGTTAAAATTATTTAAGAAAGTTTCAGCTACTAATCTATGTACAAGAAACTTCTTTTGTATTGATGATTTAGATAAACTTACTACAAGATAACCTGAATTAATTAGTTGTTGTTTAAGTATACTACCTTTATATGTAAAATTAACATTTTTTCCTTTACATTCTTGTTCAATCTTTCTATCTTTTGATCGAACTCTACCAAAATTACTTACTTCGTAGTAATCTTCGTAATTACGAATATTTTTCCATATTTCTTCTTTCATATATATGAAACGTAAAAAAGGCCATAATGTTTATTTTTTATTTAACTTTTATTTCTTCTTCTGCTCCATAAATACATTCTTCAAATATTTTTATAATATCTCTATCTATTTGTAGTATTGTATCTGTTAGTTTACACACACCTACAGTAAGCATCACTACTACAATAGTAGCTAATAGGAATGGTATACAAATTAGATTAGCTATAACTTCTCTAAAATCTTTCCAAAATGTTTTTAATTTATTTTTTAATGTTTTCATAAAGCCATTTCTTAATAGTTTCAAAATCATTTGCTTTAATAGCATCTGATACGTCCTTCGCTTTGAACTTTTTGTGGATTAAAAGCCCTTCTAAACCTGTTTTAAGGCTCATTTTACGAAGATATCTTACTCCAGCTTCATCTCTATCAAACAATATAATAATACGCTTAAAACGCTTCTTAAGTTGTTCTAATACCTTATTAGGTATAAAAGTTGACTCTGAAGAAGGAGATATTGCTGATATCCCCATTTCGTATAAACACATGACGTCTTTCATACTCTTTGTTATTATGAGTACATCACCAGTTTTAGGTAACTGTTTAAACCCCTGAATATCATTCTCTGTCAGGTTATTACGCCATTTTGTATATTTATCTGCTAAAGGTCTATAAATTTTAAAATGATTATATACCTTATAAGCATACATGGGATTAGTATCCTTGTAAATACCCTTTACAATACCATTACATAGGTAATATTTAATACTACTTACTCCAAATTTCTTTAAAGTATCAATACTAATATTAAACTGAGACCAGTAATTGATGTCTGTTAGAGTAAAGTCTTGTCTTACTACACCAATTACTGTCTCTGTTGACGGTATGTATTGCTTAGAGCTAACGAGTTGCGTATTATTAGTAATTTTAAGCTTATTAACTATATTATTAAGTATATCAGAATAATTAGTTAAACCGGTAAGTAATGAAACAAACTTAATTACATTACCGCAATCACCTGTACCATGATCTTTAAACATTAATTGTTTAGTAGTTCTACTATAGAAGCATCCAAATGATGGATTTTTATCCTTTCTGAATGGACTGTTATAAATCATGCCTACTTTAAAATTACCAATATATGCTGCATATATATCATATTCTGTTACTTTAGATAATATATAATCTAGAGTAATATTCACTTCATCTTTTATATTTGTAGTGTCGTATAGCATATGATATAGATTTTAATTTGTGGAGTATTGCAGAATCGAACTGCAATATAGGCATATTATAATAGAATAAGCTTGCTTATATTGGCTCTATTATAATAGTCAGCTATTTCTAGTTACCTTGTTTTACCATTAAACTAATACCCCTTTAAAACGTGAGTGCATACTATTCCAAATCTATTATTTTGTCTAAAGACTCACATAGTGGTATGCTACTCACGTATCGCTATATTATGCCTAGCGTAGGCAACTGTTTAAAGACTAAATTAGAAAGGCAAATCGTTACCTGATTCCTGAGTATCTGTAGAAATCATATCTAACGGATTCTCTTCCTTATTTTCTTTGTCTGCTACTACAGGTCGAACAAATAAGTCAATGTTCAACTCAGTAATTTTACTCTTCTGTCCCTCAGGTAAATTCATCGGTTCAATAAAAGTAAACTTACAGTAGTTAGGCAAAGTAGTATAGCCTTTATTATTATAAACTATCTTTACTTTAAGTAAAATATCTTTATTTGCTGCATTTAGCAGATTAACAACCCAATTTGCAAATTCATTAAATGAAGAACCTGCGAAAACAAGTACTTCTTTAGGATAGAAACATCCTAAAATCTGTAGAATACGCTTTACTTGTCTAGTAGCTCTAGCTTGATAATCCTCTTCGGACTCATTAGGTTTCTTAGTAGATTCCCATTCAGTATGAGTCATGGTCTGTTCATCTTTTTCAAACTTAAATTCGATAAAGATGTTTCCATTAATGGATTTATCAACTCTAGCACTAACAAATTTCACATTTTCGTGAATACCTGCTTCTAAGTACTTATTTTTACTCTCTTGTATCTGGTTTGCTAATTCTGTACTATAAATCATAATTCTAATTCTTTAAACTGATATAAAATACTGTTAAAGTTATTCTGGTAAATATATTTTGTCCCAATAAACTTTAATATTGTTATTTTCATCGCTTTCTGCAATAACAATATTCTTACCTCTCAGATGTGGTGCTCTTGCTTCTCTTACAGAGTTATCTCCTCCTTCAAAAGAAATATGAGTTTCATTTTTCTTTCTATATACATAGCCTACTGCATCAGCTTCGCCACATATAATATTAGCAAGTTTACCAACTAAATCTAGAGACATCTCAGATAATTCTTCACCTTCTTTATTAATCATCTTATCCTTAAGATGACCAATTAAGATGAAGTTATCGCAAAGATCTCTAAACATGTCTATAACTTTTCTTACAGCTTGCTGTAAATACATATATCCAGAACCATTAGGTAAGGTTCTAACGTCATTACCTGAGTAGTTCTTTCCCATAGGTGTCTGACGATACAATGTAGCTGCATAGCTTAGACATATTTCCTCGAGTCGAGATGCATTATCGAGAGTAATATACTTATACGGTTTCTTTCCTATTGACTTAATTTCTTCTCTAATAGCATTTGCAATATCTCCTAAATCTTTTACAGATCTAGCTTGTACTGCTAATGCTTCAAGGAATTCAGAGCCTCCTTCTAAGTCAATGATTAAGTTATTATCTAGTTTAGAAGCTAAAGTAGTTTTACCGGCCTTGGGCTTGCCAAAAATTATCAAAAATCTCATTTTGTTCTATATAATACGCTACTATTATATACGTTCTCTTATGAACTGCTATATGTCACCATATAGATCAGACTATATCATCATCTCACATAGAGATGTTCCCCACTTCCATCTACAATCACTTTAGATGTACTCTCTTTCGAGATAGTCGTTGAACTTTCTTTATGATTATTGTAAATCCTTTTAATTTGTTCTATAAAAAATGGTAAAGTTAAGTCCATTTTCATTCTATTGCAACAACCACAGCATGGAACACAATTTTCAGTAGTATAGTTCTTTGAGTTATCTAGTCTATCAATTCCTAGGCATCTTTCCTTACCACAATAATAGCAAGGTGATTCACATAATTTTCTAACTTCTTCTTGAGTTAAATTGAAAGATATACCTCTATTTAAAGCATTACATTTAAAATGTATGTATTTATGTCTAATATCCTTTGGAAGAAGGTCTTTATATTTCTCTTCAAAGTTCTTTCTACGCCATTGCCCTAAACATTTGCTACATCCTACTCTACTATCTACTACATTATCATTTCTAACTTTAAGTTTTCTTCCACATACTGTACAAGTGCATATAAAGTATATTCGATTAGGTATACTTAGATCTATGTCTTCTACTTTTAATGTTCCAATAGTTTTTCCAATATATTCTTTATATTTATTTAAAGTTTTTTCTGTAATCATAAAGCTTAGCTGCTGATTGTTTTAATATATTCCTAATTTTATATTAAAAACGTAAAACATATTAAAAGGTTCCAGCAATTCAAGGAATTTTCATTATATATCACTATATAATGTCCCAGTTATCTAGGATTTTCTACTTTAGCTTTTACTTTCTCTTTTGGTAATACAATCATAAAAAGCTTTATTTTTGTATCCTTACTGAAAGTTTTTGGTAATCACTGATAATACGGACAAATTTTAATATTTTTTAAAATAAACCACGATTCTTAATCTTAATCGTGATGTCAATGATAGTCTTTTTAGTTTTTGATTTTAAATGGTTCAATGAACCAGTTGCAATCGGAATAATTTCATAACCAATCTGTACGAAATTATCGAAAATCTTAATCGGTGTACCGAATTCATCTTCAAAGTCATAATCCTTCTTAAACGGATAATTCTTCTTTGCGTAGATATCAAGTGCATTTATTGCGCTGAAGAACTCTTTCTCCAAATCAAAGTTAATACTACCGTCAGCAAAACACTTAAACGGACAGTTTGCACATTCTTCTGGCATCCAGCCAATATTGTGAGTCTTACTTAAACCTAGAGTAATATAGTCACCAGCTCCAGCATATTCTACACCAAAATCACATTTAGGATAGTCGTAGTTGCTTTCTACTGTCAACCAGGGATAAGCATTAATAACTCGTTTCATCAACTTTTCTTTATAGATATCTGCACTATTGTTGTTTTTCGGTAACTTAAAAGTATATGTTTTCATAATTTTCAGCCTTTTTTAATTGTTATTACTAAACGAAATCTTCCTTGCTGGTTCTTCTTCTCGTATAGTCTCAATTAAATTATTGTATTTCAAATCATTATCAAACTCTAATATTGTACACTCTCCTGCATCTCTATTTTTAAGAATATGTAGGTAGACTTTGTTTTTTACTAGTAAACGATTTGGTCCATACTGTTGTATATTGAGTAATTCTGGTCTGTGAATACATATGACATAATCAGACGCATGAAATATAGTATCAGCAGAGGAGATGTCACTACGCATTGGATAATGCATAGAAGGGTTATTAATTCTTTCAGGATTTTCTATATTCCGATTCATCTGTGATAACTGAATTATAGTAGTATTAGGTAATTTCTTTACCTTAATAAACAGTTTCTGTAATTCGGAAATAACTTGCAAGGCACTTTCACGATTTTGACCTTCAACAAGAAGAGTATGATCAAGTATAATCACAAATTTCTTGTCTTTAGCTTTAGTTTCATAGAAGTAATTAATAGTAGAAGCTATATCTTCAACAGTACCAGGAGTATCTACATAATATATAGGATACGACTTTATTTGTTGAGAAGTTTGTTCAACTCTATCTAATAAATCATCTGTTAATTCATTATTAGCACTATATAGCTCAGCAGTAGTTTGCCTTAACTTACTACTTATTTTTCTACCTACTTGCCTAGAACTTAACATTTCAAATGAAAAATTAAGTACTATAATATCCTGATTAGAATTTAAATCTATTAAATCAGTTTCAAGTGTATTCACAAATGAAGATTTACCACTACCAGATATACCTACTATAGTATATATCGTATTTGGTTCAATTCCTCCCATACAGGATTTATTAAACTTATTCCATCTTGTTCTTAAAGATTGAATTTCGTGGTTCTTTCTTTTACGAATATATTCTACTGCTTCATTTGTTGCAGTAGATATATGACGAAATGATAGTGTTTTAGATGACATCTGTTCCATAATTATAAGTATTAGGTTGATAATCATCTAATTTCATTTGTTCCTCAAAGGTTTCCCACTCATGTTGAGTGAGCCATTTCCACATAGTTTTCATATAACCCATCTTGCCTGTACGCATTTTATCATCTATTTCATATCTTAGACAATCCATAATGTGTTCATGCATTGCTTTAGATTTACCTACGATGCGGTTATACTCCTTTCTACATTTGTTTACATTAGCTCTTAAGAAACCTTTAGTTCCATCAGGGCGTATAACGTAAACTGGAAATTGGTCATAAAAAGTATCAAACATAGTTTTATCTTCTTTAAGAAGTTCATCTAGTTTTGATGTCTTACTTATGACTTGGTTATCAGTACTATTATTAATACTAATTAAACCTTGATTAGCTAACTCTTGTATTTCTTCTTCATTAACTAGGCTGAGAAGTTTCTGAATGTCTTGATTGATTACTTTGATATCACTCAATACAAGTGTTAGGAATACTAATTGATTAATAGATATGTTTGGTATTCTATCTAAGATAGAAGTGTCTATTTCTAAAATCATATTCTCATATATTATATGAGCATATAGTTCTTTGAAATTTATTTGGTAGCCTTTGTTAATCCCATAGGCTCAATTGTAATGGTTTTAATTCTCTGATTATCTTATAGGCTTCATATATATAATACCTATAATTAATCTTTCGTTCTTCAATTGGTTTATCATCAAATTTATTTAAAAGAGTAACACCAGATGCCGTTAGCATATTCTGATACTGTCTTGCAGAAGCCTTATATTTATGTTCTCCTACATATGGCTCAGTGTATGTTATAATTTCACCTTCTTTGTGCCCAGTATCTTTCCATTTCCATAAGTATCCACCATTAGTAGATGCATAGAAGCGATTAGTTCTTTGTTGCTCTTTATTCATGTATTCAACATGCCATTGTTTACCAGTCTTTTCAGACATTAAGAATTTACGTATATCTGTGCATCCTTTTATAGTCTCTTCAACTGGTACTTTGTCTACAAAGTATTTAATTATAGCTTCAGGTATTATCTTTGCAGATAAACCTTTACCTAATAATACTTCAGTAATAAACATTCCTTTTGTTTTAATTAAATTAGGATTCTTAGTCTTACTATATCCTTCTTTAACTGCAATATAATCATTAATCGCATATTGATACATAGCTTCAAAACGGTCCTCTTCTAGAGTAAGTCTAGTAAGTTGTTCCCATTCTTGACAAACCTTGTTGTAATTACTATAGTTATCTTTTTTACAAATTAAGAAAAGTCCATCAGTATTAGCTTGTACTATTCTACATCCTATTTGGACTAATTTTTCAGCTAACATTAAAAGTAAAAGTTGACCATTGATTCTAATTTTCATAACAGCCTCAGGGCTGTAACAGAAATTATGTTCATTTTGTAAGTTGCCTGATAACATTGTTGTTATCGTTAAGCTTTTTATCTTAACTTCTTATACTTATTATTAATATAAGATCCGCATATATTTTCATCTGTTCTAGATGTGAACCACTCTTGGAAATATTTTTGCTACTATAACGCTCAATTTCTATGCTGTACAGTGACTAACAGTTATTAGTTTACCTCGGTATTATCATTCCAGACTTCTACCGATTTTGGTTCATTCTCATCATCCATCCCTGGATGTAAGGGCTTGTTTATTAAACCGTTTAAGGCAAGCTTCAAAGTTTCATTTTTTACTTTATTACCGTTATGTTTAGCTTCTACTCGTTCTTCTTTAATTTGCTTATACACTTCTAGAAATTCAGGCCCTAAGTGTTTAGGATAAAATTTATATTCTATTAGCATACTCGGATATAGTGATGTTACATCACAGTCTATAAGTAATTCATCTTCTTTAGGAATAATGATTTCAGGATCATTCTTAGAATGAATTCCCCCTACTCCTACAGTATAGCGTAGATTATCAAATATGAAGTTATTTTCATAGCCTTTTCTACCTGGAGATACTACTTGATGTTTCATATCATCAAGTACATTCTTTAGTATCGGACTATCAAATTTTACAAATGGTAGTATTACATCTTTTAAAGGAATATAATCCATTGGAGATCTTAAATCTTTAATATCCCACCAGGTTAAACCTGTTTTCTCGAGATATTTTTGAGTTAAAATCTTCATTCCAATGTTTACACCATCTTTGCTAAGTACTCTTACTCCATATTCATCTTCAATAGCTATACGTAAATCAATAGCTGTTTTACATCTATTTAAAAGCTCTGTAGTAGACTCAATATCATTTATATTATAGTCTATCATTTCGTCAAAATCTTCTAATGGAAGAGGCTTACTCCAATCACATACAAATTCTTGTACATTAGGATATTGCATAGTTACCTGAATTTCTTTCAAACCTACTCTAAGTTTATTAGAATATAGCATAGTAAGAATATCAAAAGTATCAAACCATATTTGATATTTCCAATGTTTCCAGGCATCTATGTTGTCCTCTTTAGATGTAGTAATAGTTTTACTTAGATTGAAGATAGAATTACATATAGTAGCTACATTATAGCTCATAAGTTTATCTTCATACTCTATAATATAATTTATTATAGGATTATCATAATGTAGATTATTATATCCACAAAAGATAATATCTGAGTTTATTACTAGTTCTGTTCCATAAAAGTCCCCCCATTTTATATAAGTATTGACTTGTTTAAAGAATTTAACTAATTCTCTTAGTTGATTCTTTCTTTCAGAGATTTCAAATTTATATATTTCTCCTGTTTCTGTATTTTTAACAGAACAATGAAAAATATTCTGAAATACCTCAATATCATATACATAGACCTTTTTGTCACGTATAATCATATTAATAATATTTAGTTAGATTCCGTAGTCAGACTCGAACTGACACAAATCACACAGACTTACATTTTGCTGCGGCTCTAACCTCTTCTTGAGCTATACGGAATTCCATAGATATTACGCTGCTATTTTATTAATAGCAGGTTTTATAAATTTTCTACAGTAAGCTCTACAGTCACTTACTCTGTTTTTTCCTTTGCAACCTCCTACATGTTGCTTTCTGTTCTTATCTCTTCCTACATAGAATTGTAAGAATTTCAAGGGACGTTTAGATTTCTCCAAACGAAGCCTTGCTTCTTTTTGTTTTGCTAATTTCCACTTATTTAAAACCAATTTTGTTTCTATTTATGTCAATTTCTTTTTTTAAAGTATGAACTATAACTACGCTATTAGGATAAACTCTAATCTCTGTGTAATAATCGTTATCTCTCCAAAACAGAGCTTTTTGCACTCTATATTCAAATTTTGAATTACTTTCAAAGAAACCTTTTCTTAAATAGATGATTATTTGTTCTTCTTTTGAATGTTCTACTGTTACTTTATCCATTATGCTGCTAATAATGATTTACCATCATAGTAAATTATATTATTGTCTCCTTCAATGTCTTGTACAGTTATACCGGCAAATGAGGAATCATTGCGATACTGTTTAGCTTCTTTAGCTGCTTTTTTCTTTGCCTCTTCTCTTGTAGAAGCTACAAAATAGTCAGTTTTGAAATCGTATGTACGTTTATCGTCGTCACTACGTCTACGATTTATTACATACTTAAATTTTCGCTCTTTAGGCTTCTCTTTAACAGCTAATTCAGCTGCTGTAAAGCCTTTTTGTTTACCTGCTTTGATAGGTAAAGGCTTATACTTTAAAGCCTCCATACGAGCTTCTTTTGCAGTCTTCTGTTGAGTAAACAGCTCTTTCCATTCTGCCTTAGAACGTTCTTTTGGCTTAGGAGATTTAGTAAATAAAGAATTCTTTACTATTCTAGTAAATTTCTTCTTTTCTTTACGTGTGTAGTGGATAGTTGGATCATAGCCTGCTTTCATAAGAATATTTTTTATTCGTTCTTTTTTAGACTGTTTAATAGCCTTATTCTCTTCTATAGCATTTTTTGCTATTTCAGTAGGTTGTTGTTTATTCTTAGAACTCCAGGAGTTCCAATTTACTGTTTTCCCATCTTTTACTTCTGTAACTAAAGACGGACCGATCTCGAAATCTCTAGTAGTTTCTGCTGGACAATATTTCTTAACATATTTTCCGTTTATTACTATTCTAGGATAATTACGCTTTTTAGCTTTAGCTGATCGTTTAGCATTTCTTACTGTCTGTTTCTTTACTCTATATTGTTTATTCTTTTTCATAATTTTGATAATTTTAAAGGGTTAATACTAAGAAAGGGAAGGGGAAGTTACTCCCCTAAGCCTTTCTACAATAGTTATGAATATATAAAATAATATCTTTAGTCTTACATTTTTCTTAAGCCGCAATAGATAGAGGAGCTTCTTCAAGGCTTAATTCAGCCTTGTTATTAAACTCTTCAATCTCTTTGTTAAGTTTGTTAATCTCTAACTGAAGTTTATTCTTCAGATTGTTAATATAGTCTGAGGTCAATTCTTCAGTTGTATTAAGGTTTTTCTTTCCTTTTGAGCGCTTAAGCTTAGGATCTAAGGTCTTAATTTTACTCAAATGGAATAACTGTTCCTGCTTTTCACTTAAAGTAAATATAGCAAGATAGTTATTTGTTGTAGGCAATTCTGAGAACTTCTTATAACCCATATTGATACACTGTAAATACAGTTTCAACAGGATACGTTCATCAGCCTTAGCTTGGATTTCATTAAGTAACTGTTTCAAGTCAAAATTACGAGTAGCACCCTTAGGGATGATATTCTCGTTCTTAATAATATTCCAATATTTAGTAATTTCATTACTAAGTTCTTTACGATGTGTAATAATATATTTAGATGTAATTGATTTCATGTTCAAGTTGATTTTTTAAAAGTTAATACTTGACCAAATTACGTCTACTAGTTGTAGTGCTGGTGAGACTCGAACTCACAACTCTCAACTTAGAAGGTTGATGTTCTATCCAGTTGAACTACAGCACTATATTTAAACAGGGCCAATTCACCCTGTGAAAATATGTTGTTTTATTATAATATTCCAATTCAAATACTATACTTGTTTAACCTTGCCTAATCGTACTGGTACGACTACGCCTGGTCTTATTTCAATACCAGCAAACCCAAATATGTTGTCAGAGACAACAAGTTTGCCGGTTAGACCTTTCTCTTTTGCGAATTTTTCAATAGCTTCTTTATTGATATACTTTGAGTGCAGCTCTCCGCTCGAAGCATTCCTCATACTATCAAATAAAATATCTACAACACAATCGAGATCTTTGTTTTTAATTGCTTCCTTCAGTAATGCTTGTGTAATACCGTCAAAAGCTACATCGTTTCTAGTTCCTCCAGAACCAGTTATTGCATCTGCAATACGTATTGCTACATCTAAAAGACTTACCGATTCATAAGTATTTAAAAGCCGTTGCCACCATAAAGGCCCTTTGCCATAGTAAAAGAAGACCTGACCATCCTCTCTTACAGATACCGCATTAGGTGTTACTTTAGTGCTTCCGTCCCAACTCTGAACTTTAGCTAGTATAGTAGGCTCGACGCAAATAAGTAGTCGCAGAAGCTCTATTCTTACTTTAGAAATTCTGCTCATAGTATTGCTTATTCGGTAGTTTCTTCAAGATTTACCTGAAGTGTTACTTCTGTTTCGTCAGTAACTACACCACACTGCCGTTGATATTCCAACTGCATACGGTCAGACTGATCCATCATATCACGTACAGTCTCACTGAGTCGAATGAACTTGCGAGACAAATCCTCATAGAAGTTGAGGATACCCTTGTTATGTATCTTCAACATATCGTTCAGCATAGGCAATTCCTCTGCTGCAAAGAACATTGGTTTACTGTTCTTCTTACCAATACGTTCGATACATTCAGCCACGCTCTTCCGGTCAGCCTTACTGAAATCAGGCTTGACTAACGGGAATACGAGATTCGGGTCGTTATCGTCCGGATTCAACATGATTTTCGGTTCACCATCTAAGTCCTTAGCGATGAACTTGACATCTAAAATGTCAATAGCCTTAACAATGAATACATTTACTTCTTTCCGTAAAGTATTCTTGTCGTTGAGCACATCTTCCTTCCATTTAAGGTCAGGATTCGTTGCTACTACAGTATAGATTTGTTCACCAAAGAACCGTCCATACTCTTTTGCAGTTGCCCGATAACGAGCCATAACTTGAGCAGCAGTGCTCTGTGTTCCTACTAATGCACCAATAGAAGATGCTACATTACTTTTATCCATAAGAATGTTTCCTTTCTGAGTCCGTGCTTGATTTCACCAATACGAAACTCTCTTAATTTTTAATTAATACTTTGTTAATGCTCTCCACCTTTCGATTATTTATATACTAAAGTATGCATCTTATATCATACCGCTTTACTAAGCTTTGAAATTTTAGTAGTGAAGTCAATCACATAATCTACTTAGCTTACTTTGAAAATAAATTGAAATAATTTATGAGAAATACTCTGAGAGTTACTTCTGATAATACTTTGGTAATTTGAGCTTATCGTACTCCAACGGATAAGATTCAATTTATACGATGCTTACCGCACCCATCACCCTACTTTATATCATGTTCTCTTGCATAAGTATTGTACAAGCATAATATATCGAACTCTTTCATCAGCAACTGGTATGCCTAGGAGTAATTAAGGATTACAACATTCTAATCGAATGAGGGTCGTTTCTGTCGAGAAACGTTACTAAAACACTACAAGCTGCCTAATTTTTCAAGACACCCACTTGACCTCTCGGATTTCTTATTTATACTACACGAATACGAGGATTTCCACCTCTCATCAGCATCATAAATACCGGTACTATCTCCGCTATTGCATGAGAAACCTGAGTATATAGACAGTATACTCTTATATTTATTACTTTAAATCTGAATCAGCGTTCTTCATACATACTAAGTTGCAATTAGTACTTTACGAAGTGTCAATGTCAGCGATAACGGTTGGTAGTCGGGGTGGCGACCTGTCTACTCACACTACTCTTACGAACGGTAGTCTCAGCGTTTACAGTTCCATTGAACTTCCCATTTTATTAAAGATTAAACAATTAAAGCTCATTTATTCATAGCTGGCTTTATTCAGCGTAGATACATTAGTAAATACAGTATAACATCTTATACTCATAACCTAATGACATAGTCTTCTGTATCTCCTTAGTTTTAAATACGACTATTAATAACAACAATTCTGGCGTGAACTGCATTATATTAAGAAGAAGTTTACATATCTTGAAACTTATAAGCTCTGCCGTTTTTTAATAGGTGTTTTCTCTGCATCACCTTAGTCTTATTTTTACTACATAATATGACTTGCTAAAGGTCACTGTATCTAGAATCAGGGTTATAGCGCCCTCAAACCGCTCGACGAGTCTGTTGCTCCGTAATCATTCCTCATTCAATTATACTCACACGAACGACCAAGCACGTGAGTCACTTTAGACTTGAAAGACTGTATCAATCTCATATACATCACTCCTACTTCATCCTTGGAACATTGCGTATCCACCTTCACGAGGACCCTATTTACCATAAGGCACAGAATTGGCTTCTGCTCCACGATAATCAGTCAAGTTTACATAGTGTGTACCATAACACGGTTATCCTTACATTAGTATCAGTAATTTACTACCTTCATAAGTACAAGTTCCAATATCCACAATTGCATATTGCATCACAGTTGATGTGTACTGAACACTATAGTTAGCAATGCTATTTTTCCTTTCTGGGCGCATAGTTGCACTTTTGTTGACCGATTTTGGAGACCGGTGATCGCGTTATATGCTGTCTCTTTTTTTCCATGAGCTGGCTGCTTCTTTAGGTGAAACTAACCTTGCCTCTCGGCTTTACTTATTCTTTCCAAAGGAATAAGTCAGGAACCGTATTGCTCCTGTTTCAGCGTCGTGTTTATACTCCTATTTGATTCTGATTTTGATAATCTAAAACGAGTAATTATAGAGGATTTCGTTCCCCTTGCTTTAATTTATAACTCTGCATTAGCGGTACTGTTTGCAGTAATTAAGAGTCTTTAGTATTCACCAATACGGTTCTCAATACCTAATGAGGATTAAGCACTCTGATCCTCTGCTATCCGTTTTTCAGACGTTTTAGCCTAATATCCTACCTTTTGAGTAATCTCACTGTTTTAGCAGCTAACATATTCTCGGATTCTGTACTTTTTCGGGCCAGTAGAAATGACTACAGCTCCCTAACGGGCGCGACTGATATTCTTTTATATCTTACCGCATGACTTCCCTGGAGTGATTTACGCTATAGTTTTACTCCTCTCGAACTATGACATAATTATAGGTTTTTTAAGTGGTTATTGTCATCAACTATTTTCCACTGAGCTTTTCTCTTCAGCTAATTTTTTTTCATTCTGTTCTGGTTCTAACATGGTAATTTTACCTGTACTTAGGCAGATCGTTGCAACAATCTTCTTACCTTTACAAATATCTACGAATTTGTCTTTTACATCACTACTACTGATGTAATCAACTGGTTCCATGATACTTGCGTTAAATCCATCCAAACATTTACAAGCATTACTTACAGACAAACGTAAGTACTTTTCAGTATATAAGCAATTAGCTATACTATCTTTAGTCTGATTATTAATAATATCAGACTGGTCTCCTTCTACTATGAAGTAAGAAGATTGAGATAAGATAGAACTAAGTTTACACCTTGCTTCTTTCATATCCTTAATGATACGAGATAATCGTATCATTTGTTTTAGTATAACTAAATTACTTACCATGAGAATTTACTTTAGATAATGGAGAAATAGCTTTAATACTGTCTGGCATAGTACCTACAGATTTAATGTAGGGATATCCAGAAGCTACTTCTTTTTCTATTGTTTTAGTTCTCCACTTAACTATTGGTTTTGGTTCACCAATAGTCTTTACATTCACAATTGCGTCTGTTGTTCCTTTCACGGATACTTCTAATGTAGATAGATCTACTTCGACATCTATCTTATCGACAGACTTACTCTCTTCACTATTAACTATAGGAAATTTTGGCATTTCTATAGGTGAAGGAATTACAGGTGCTGCCTGTACTACTGTGACTGTCTGTCGCAGTCCAAAGCCAATTATGCAACTGGCGATGAACATGCCGACAGCCGTAATAAATCTAAAATTCATATTGATTATGCTATTTTAGAGAATGGTTAGTCTTTATACCCTATGAATTGTAAAAACTTACGCCACATGCTTAATTTTTTTTTTCATCGGCGGGTTTTTCTTCCTTCTTTTCTGGGTATTCCTTCTCTACTGGAGAAGTTATTGATGACTGGCAGTACGCAGCAAGACGAGAAGCTGGGTCACGATACAGATTGATAATCTGACCAACTTTCAGACGAAGTTCATCAGGTGTCGGGCTTTCATCTTTACTGAAGAAGTTAGTCTTAATAGAACCTAATACCATTCGAGCAATCTTTCGATCATTCTCAAGCTGGTTCTTCTTAGATTCTTCTACTCCTTCGAGATTGATTCCCCAATCTGCAAACAACTTATCAATATACTCCTCGCCTAAGTTCGAGATAATGGCTGAAATAGCCTTATCTGACTCTGGCGTGAGTTCTTTATTATCCTTCTGTTTCAGACGGAAATTCTCGTTGATAAGAGCGCGTACAGTTTCTGCAACTTGTTCTTCACTCCATCCAGCTTTCGTCAAATGGTTGTGAAGTACTGAGTGTGCCATACACGGGGAGCCAGTCTGTGAAGTATACACATATACTGAGCTTCCTAATCCCTTAAGTAAACTAACAGGGTTGATACGGCTGAATATTTCATTCATCCAATCACCTACTGTCATCTCATCTAATGCTAACTTCTTGTCAGCGTTAGTTTCCTTAAGGCCGCGTAAAGTACGATACCATTCTACGGTGTTAACAATGTTTGTTGCTACATTTCTCTCTTTGTTGATGAGGTAAGTTAACGCTTCGTCAATTTCCTCATCTGTTGTGATCTTATTCGGATCAAGCTCCGGTACTTTAGTAACAGTCTTACCAGCATCTTTTGCTAGTTCTTCTGGAATCTCTGACTTGTTAAAGTCAATAGCCAGTTGACCATCATCACTACCTGGTAATGCTTTAGCTGGAGCTAGTTTAATACCTAGCATTTCAGCCATACCTTGCAACGGCATGAGTTGATTTGCATCAATCATCAGTTGCAATTCACCACGTTCGCCACGGTTGAATAAGTCTTGGCGAATATCGACAAGGGCAAGCAGACTCACTACATCAATCGTACGATTGATATCTGCGTATACTTCAGGATAGCGCTTGGCAAGTTCTTCGTTGTTAGCGTAACGCTGTTGCATTACAAATGCTAACATGGCCTTTCCGTCTACTGATGAAGCTGTTGAACCTACAGGAATACCTGCACCAGTTATTCCACTTACAAGCGATGTTGCGCGCTTGAGAGCCTTTTCTTCAGGAGATACTGTTGGTTTGTCTTCTGTAACTTCTTCAGGAATGATAGTAGGAGTTTTGTCTTTCTTCTGCTTTTGGGTGCCGGACTTCTGCTCTTTCTTCTGTTCCTTCTGTTCTTTCGTCTCTCCTTTCTGGTCTTTGTTGGTTACTGTCTGTGCAGCTACTTGAGGCTTCTTTTCCTCTTTCTTGTTCTCCTTTGTTTCAACTTTCTCAGCTGTCTGCTGAGCATTCTTGTTATTTTCTTTTGCTTCTGCTTTTGCAGCTGCTTTAGCTGCTTTTAATGCTGCCTTTCTTTCAGCCTTAGACATTTCTTTTTGTGCCATAATTCTTGATAAATTTTTTGGTGGTTAATAATAATTTTTTTACTTTCAGTCGATAGAATATTTAAAGAGGTCAACTATCATCCTCTATTGCTGGTGAGTCACGCCCGTTAGTATAGATATTACTAATCAATGCGTCTGATAACTTTACTTTAAGTTCTGACATGTTACTCACAACCCCAGATAGGCAATTGGTAGTACCTTCTGTCACTGTACACACTAAGCTTTGTGTGCATGCAGAACTATAGTCATCAACGGTGTTGATTAGCTGAGTAATGGAAGTATCTTGTTTGTTCATCCCTGAACGCACGATTACTTCCTTACTCAACATACCTACTAACAAGCCAGCTACGATGCAGGAGATATAAATCCACCACATCTTGTCACTGCGAAATCCTCTCGCAAAGACAAATGCTACTAATAGTAGCACAATAATCCAAATTGCTGACATGTTTGTAAATTTTTAGTTTAACAATTGTTTTAATTTCTCTCTAGCTTTATTAAGCTGAGATTTTACTTGGCTCTCTGAGAGACCCAATTGTTCAGAAATCTGTTTGTAAGACATATTCTGAACAGTACGTAGTTCGAGTATATATCGGTACTTATAACGAAGTCTATTGAAGGCATTTGTTAATCTGGCATCTGTTTCATTGAAGATATAGTTATCTTCAGGTGAGTAGTCGGCCGAACTTCTCAATTGAACAGTACTAGTGTCATCATCCAGCCAATAGTTTGCATTCTCCTTTTTAGTACGTCTAATATAATCAATACTACTATTTATAGCTATTGTTTTTAACCACATCTCGAATGAAATGTTGTTAATATAACTATCTAGCTTAGAAAAAGCTTTAGTAAAAGTAACAGATAATAAATCATCTGCTGCATCTTTATTATTTACAATACGATATATAGTACTGTATATAATTCGATTATACTTTTCATAAAGCTTTGTGAAGGCACTTTGTTTGCCTTCTTTCGCCTGTTTGATCAGATCGAAAAGCTGTTGTCTTTCTTCATCTGTCATAATTACGGGCTTTAGTGTGGGTTATAGTCAACCCAATGACTATAACCCTAGAAAGGTAATTGCAATATATATCTGCAATACCACTCATTCCATTCATCATAGAACTTACGGAAAGTATCCCATATACATTCCATGAACTCAATCTTCAAATCACGAGTAAGTACTTCAATAGGTAATTTGTTTACCATACCACAGACTATTCTTATTCTTACTTCAAGAGTAGTTTTAGAAGCTATGCCTATTTGCTGTAGTATTTGAGTATCATACCATGCTAGTACTTTAGATAATGTTTGTTTTTTGAAGAATTTGTGGAATTCTGTTTCTCTTATTTCCTTGTTTTGTATTCTTAAAAATACATACCAGGATGGTCTCCAATTTATCTGATTATATCTTATTGGACATTTATTCAGATAAGTATAAACAGTAATACTATTTACGACCATTGCGACGTACACTATTAGCTATTCTAAGTAATAATACGTTTATTTGCGCTAGGCTCCAGTCTGTTACACTTAGAATATAAGCTTTTGTAGCTTCAATTCCTCTGCCATTTATAGACATGTCGCTTACATAGCGCTCTGTAAATGCTTTCATCATATCATTACTGATATCTGGCATTTTTGTACCACGAATAGATTGTCTATAAGGTGGTAATGGGCATACTTCTGAGTATTCGTGCTCGAAGAACAAGAATGCATCTGGATTATTACATACATTTTGTATTTCAATTGAGTCCTCAGATAATATTGTAAACTTACCTCTTTGAACAAGGTCATTCATAAGTAATGCAGAAGTAATTCTTAAACATGGTACTTCTCCTACTATATTGGCTAACAATTCATAGTTTTCTCCAATAATACGGTAGATTCCAGGATGGTTTAGTTTCATGACTTTTTGTTTATTTCTTTTTGAAAGTTATTTACTACTCCTGATATTGCAGACATACTTAGGTCTGGATATTTATCTAAGAGTTTACTTATCGCTTCAGATTCTGAGCGAGATTGATTAAGAATACTGATAAATTCAGTTCGTTCGGCTTTAGAGTCAAACCATGCAAAGTATCTTATACGCATTGTTGTTTATAATTTCTTGCTTTTTCTTCAAGTTCTCGAAATTTTGTCTCGTCTTCAGGAGTTAAATTACTTACATCTATAAGATGAATAATTTCAGTGCCTCTAGTTTCCCAAAAGAAGAATATATTTCTTACTTTAGAAATTCCTTCTTTATAGTGATACTTATTCTTGTAACACTGTGGTACTACAGAATTGATACGTTGTACCAATTTCTCTTTCATTCTTAATTCCCTACTAGCCTTGTCTAGAGGTTCAGGAAGTTTTTCTCTGATAAATTTTATTAATCCCATTTCAAATTAATATTTATTGATTAAACTTAATTTAATTTGTAGTAAGTAGGTGACTCGAACACCTTATCTCTTAGTAATACCTAAGGCTTCACTACCATGCAAAGCTTACTTACTCCAGCTTTTTACGACATTAGCTTAGCCGTTAGATTACTTACGCTACTAAGCGAGTGTAATCTGTTACATAACTTGTATTGCCAGTTATCTGCTTATTGACCTATTCTATTTCCTCTGTGTCGCTGTCAAAACCATAATGCCCCGATTGCAGCTCAGTTGCCATTTGTGTTATTTCACACATGAGGAAGAGTTACCCATCACAGGAGCTGCTACTGGTTCGAGTCGAACGAACATAGTGGAGCATACGGGAATCGAACCCGTGTCCAAACGACGATTCAATAGACCTAACAGTCAATGAGTTTATAAGATTAATTAAAGTATAACTCACGTGCAGAATTAAGCCGTCCTTCCAGCTTTATTATTTAACACTGTTCACAGCACTCTCTACAGGTAGGCCTTCGTTATGTTATACAATACTCCTGCTATTTTTATAATTAATCTTATTAGTGGATATGTAGCCGACCAAAGCTACATATCCTATGGTCTTGAGAATGGTTAGTTCTCTTTATTACTGATCTTGATGATACTCGAATAATGATATATGACGAAACATATATGATACAAGATACACATTATTCAGTCTGATTTGATATCTCGACTAAAGCAGTTCAGTACTATTACTAATACGGGACAATCTTATTGTCGCGATCTCAGACATATGATCAGTAGTACACAATAATTCCACACTAATGATACAAAGATACGTAGTATGACCTGTTAATTCAGGTCTTTGTGTCGTTCAATATACTTTCGGCCCGTAGGGCGCTATAGATATTCCTCCATAAACACTAAACTTGTTTAGATACAAAGATACTCAAGTTTGGAATCTCTTTTATTTTAGTTTTTTAGCCTGATTAACCGTTACGGCGGGGAATCAAACTATTCCAGCGATAAGACCAGGAATTGGGGAAGATTTCGTCAAGCTCGTTTTGAGACTTGTCGATATCTTTGTCAATATCAATGAGATCCTTGTCAAACTGCTTCTTCAGTGCCGGAGCTTCATCATTCCAGGCCGTAACTGGCTTCTTACCACTCTTCACTTCTTCTGCGAGATTGTGCAAGTCCTTCATATAGGTCTTCATTCTCTGGTTCACGCGGTTACTACGGCGTAACTGCAATGCTGCGGACTTCTCAGTGTATTCACACTTTTGAACCACGTCGATGAGTTCGTTCGTAAGTTTTTCCTTACGGCGCTCGGCAATCTTTTCAGCTGCTTTCTTTACTACGTCATCGGTTACTTTGTTCGCGTTAGAGATAGACTCTTGAATGTCATCACTCTCGTTGTTTACATCAAAGATGTTCAATTTGTTTTCTTCTGCCATTTTGATAAATTTTTAAATGTTTGATACTATAGTTATTAATCACGAAATAATTTCTATGAAATTACATTTTTTAAAATATCTTTCTCTAGCTTCATATACTGCTACAGTGATATTTATAGGATAAACTTCTATCGGCCTATATTTCTGTTTCTCACACCAATACATTGCTGCTTCAGTTGTGAGCTTCCCAAAGTAAGCTACAGCTCTAATTCTTTCTTGAATATTCTCTGTAGCATTTATTTTAACTAAGGGATTGGTTGACCTACTCATTGTGTAAAGATTCTCTACGTTCTTTGTTCAGCCTAATTTTGCGTTGGCGATAACTTTCTCTCTCACCTGCTTTTATAAGCTTACGATTACCGTATGATTCTTTACGCTTGTTAGTATTCTGTGATATCAATATAAGATATCTACTAACACGTTTTTCTTCTGCTTTCAACTCATTTTTGAGTTTATTAGCAGCTTCTTCACATACTTCTATGTAGTCCTGTCTAGAATTCTTCTCTAGTTTCTCTAGTCTAATAAATTCCTCTAGGACTTTTATTCTTTTAGTCTTACTCATTTTTGATAATTTTAAGATTAAAAAAAGAACTATCTTGCTTATTCGTATATCTTATTCGCAAGTAACCCATATCCTTCTTCTGACCTAAGCATTATGCTTGGTTGACCGTTGTATAATCCATTGTACTCTTGAATAGTAGTTTAGCACTACTAAACTTCCATTAGGGTTTTGGTTATAAATAGTTCTAGGTTGACTGAAATCCACTATACTAACAATTTAAATTAGTAATATATAACAGCGGGCGGATACTCTGGCGGAATATCCTCCTTGGACTGTTCAAGTTGCATTCTGAGTTTACACTCATGAGTACATTCACTACAGTTAATTTTATTGTTAAGTGTAGGACAATCGTTTGTAACTAGATATAATTCTCTTTGTAAAAGAGAGTTTGTTCTAGCTACTTCTGACAAAATGATATTGGGATCTTGTCTAAATATAGGAGCGTATTCTTTGACAGTGTTAATATAATACTGTATTAAGCTCCTTTTGTCTATTTCCATGACTTCTTTCGATTGTAAGGCTCCATTTTCTTGTGCTTAGGCTTCTTTTTGAAGTCTTTCTGCTGATTTTCGTATTCTCTTTCTGTTCTTGCCATAACTAGTATAGTTTGAGAATAGAATCAAAATCTTTGATTATCTCGGGAAGCTTTGATAAGCCGTAATTGTGTAGCACTACTTTTATCTTAGAAGCTGAACTTTCTGGAGTATTGATAATAATACGTAATACTCTAGTTGTAGCCTGGTCTTCTTTGTTAAGAAGATATTTCAGTAATTCCTTACGGAATACTTCTTCATTCATCAATGATGGAGTTCCGATTTCATTGATGATATTGCTACAAAGTTCACTTACAGCCTTTACAGTGGTTGATATAGAAGCTTTGTTAGCATTTGCTACAGGAGCTATTACTACTTTCTGTAGTAAAGCTTCAGATACTTCTTTATCGTCTAACACAGCGGCAGAGATATCTTCAATCTTTGTACTTGTGTTATTGAATACTAATTCAGCCATTCTTCTGATGATTTCATCATAATTCTTCTCAGGAGCTTCTCCATGGAAGGTAATAATAATTGCTTTCATTTTACTTTGATAGTTAATTGGTTATTTTAACTGTTATTGTATATTCATCTAATTCAGCATGAATAGCATCAGTGGGTAATTTACTGATAATAGGTAGTGGTGGATCTACTTTGATATTCATATCTGGATGAGATTTACATAAAGTTCTTGCTTTACTTAAAGGTATACCTAATATCTTAGTACAAGCAAGCAAATTTGCTAAATAATGGTCTGTACCGAATTTTATTTCAGTGAGTTTACGACCTTCTTCTACTTTAATACGAGGCATTAGTTCCCTCCTTTGCTAATTTCTTTTTCATATTACTTAATGTTTTAAATTGTTAATATTATTGACGACGACCAGGATACTCTGGATTTTGTTTTAAGTTAGTATCAACTTTGTTTTCGTTCTTTCTTAGAATAAATAGTATCTATTCTAATCACATTTGTTAATAATAAGATAACAACACTTTGTTTCTATGACTCTCTCTATAGTTTTAACTCATAAGCAGGATTGCTGTCAAACTTTCCTTATTGGAGTACCTGATTTTAACGTCTGCACGATTATAAACACAAATACGAGTATCTCGGATATTACCCGCTATTGCCGTATTCAAGGGAATAATATACGATATGCATTTACTTACGCCCCACAGGTTTGTCATCTTCTGAGGACGTATACTCTATCTTCACAGACTGAGTATACTTTTAACTTAAAAATAAAAGGAATTATAACTAAAATCACAAAGCGAGGTTTGTTACTTTATTCTCTCTTTACGAAAGTAGTATCTTTAGTATTGTCATAAGTGTTAGACAATTTATCTAATGAGTCTTTATAGTGTTGACTTCTAGCTCCGCTCATTACCTTGTTATAAGTACTTCTGTTCGATTCATATATAGTTACAATGTCACTGTTAGACAATGAAGTTCCATGTTGCCTTAATATATCTATTAAGACGACGTCTGGCATTGTAAGAAATACACTGTCTATGTGCATGTAATGTTTTGTATCTTCTCGAAACTGAAGAACTTCCTGTATTGTAGGTACAACCTCAGTATAAGCTGTATCAACACAAACTTGTTCTACATTATCCTTTTCAGGATTGATGAGATTGCTAACTTTATCATGACAGATAAAAGTTAGTGCGCTAGCAACTAACATTCCTAATAGAATTAGGATTGTTGCTAAACTCCAGGCTATTGCTGAGCCTCTTCCTTTTGAAGAATCTTGTAATTCATTTTCCATTTTTTGATAAATGTTTAATAGTTAATAAATATGAGAACTTAATCTATACCAAATATATGTTTCATATATAATGGTTTAAACGTTTTAGCTGCATATTCTGCGGCATTTTTACTAATGAATCGTAGATGAGCATCTGTATAACCGTAAGTACCATTAATGCCATCACCAGAAGCTAGACCGAAAAAACCTGCAATAGAACCATCTATAATCCTTTCCCATTTAATGTACCACCAATTATACCATGTTTTAATGGGTTTGTTTTGTTTGTACTCTGGTATCCATGGTTTATTACCATTGGCAATAAAATTAATTGCTTGAGTAATAGTACACAGCTGTATATACAGTAGTACATGCTCCTCTAATTTCCTACGCTTGTCAATAGGTTTAATACCTAATACTTTACAAGCACTTTTGTAATCTGTTACTTGTTCAAACATTTCTTATGAATTTTACGGTTTTTGTTTGTAATTGTAAAGTTTCTGCGAAATAATTCTATATCTTCTTCAGGTATATTAACTACTTGTCTTAGAAAATCTCTTTTTAAATTGAGTTCTTCTTCTAAGTTCTTAACTCTACCTAAGTAATAATATTTATCTTTATATTGTGCTCTAACTTCTTTCATTTTATAGTATCTCCTACAAAGTAAGTATTATAATATAGATAATCTTTAATGTATACCTCTTCAGTCTTTTTACTGAAAGGGTTCATGAGTTCTAACACATATGTATCTGAGTTTCGTATATACTTATTAGTCACAATATAGTTTTTATACTGTGCTTTAAGTTCTACATAATTATAATAATTATAGTCTGTGTAATATTTACTTATTGATACTGCTGCTATTAATATTATAATTAACATAATTAAAAACTCACTAATGCTTGTGAGTATACTATTTGAATAACTTCTTCTGATTGTCATACTATGCTATTCTAATACATACTCTAGTAGGTTCATTATCTTTCCATTTTATACTAGGAAATGCATCTGATGGTATACCGCATACATGAACTGAAGTACTTAACCATTCATCAGTACTCTTTCTTGGTTTGTTTCTATATAGAAATAGTCTACCACTACTATCTCTAGCTACCCATGCTCGAATTGATTTCTTTGCTCTCATAATTATTGTTTTTAAGTTAATGAATGTACTCAGAGCGGGAATCGAACCCGCACGATTGTAATAATCATCAGAGTTTAAGTCTGAAGCGTCTACCAATTTCGCCATCTGAGCATTTAGTTAATGAATTATTAACAATCTTATTATTATTGAGATGAATGCTGTTACTCCGCTAATAATGCTTATTATAAGCAATGTTTTAAGTACGTTGGCTACTGTTTTTGAGTACGGTGCTCGTATAGTACAAGCTGTTATTATCATTGAGAATATACCACAAAATACAGTAATTAGTGTTGCTATTGTTTCTATCATAATTTATTGATTAAATTGTTAATAAAAAGTAAGGCATTAGTTTTCATAGGTACAAACTGGAAGATTTATTTAACCTATTACTTAACACACTCGCCACGTGAAGGCTGCCTTATGAGTGCAACTAGTATACCTATGTTTCCATATAATTGATTTATTTGTTAGTTAATGCATAGAAAAAATAATAGAGTAAGCGCATTAATATAGTTATGGAAAACACCACTATAAGCTATGCTAAGAGCTGTCTGATATAAGACCTCATTTTCTCTTACTCTATTAAATACTTTAGTTCTAACGCCTCTGCGCCTTCATACTACGTTTCTGGAACGTCGTAACGCCCCAATTAGGGAGATATACATCATACACGAGTTTTCATATATCATTGTGTTGATATAATAGTTAGAATGCTAAAGTATTGACACTTATTGTTCAGTTAGTGTCAGACTGTCAAGTACCTCATTAAGCCTATCGAGGTAATAGCTTATTCCCATCTATACTTGCTTTGGTTAGTTGCTACTAAAGGATGCACTCACAGCGAACCTAACTGTGTCCTTACCACGTGGTTTTACTATTATAATCTATTTGTGCATAATAAATTATAATAACTTCTTTGACTCTGCATTTTATATAACTGATAGTTACTTAAACAGACTTGTCACTGTCTACGGTAGCATTAAAGAAGAAAGTATAATAATATAGTCCTTAGCGTTACCTAAGTCTTTATAAGGGCATACCTAACTTATATTATTATACTTTAACGTGGTTAAGCTATGTTTCACAACATATGAAGATAATTTGCATTTCATAGAATAATTACTTTGCGAATAATTTGTGCATTTTACACCTAAAACTTTATAAGTCGCAACTCACATTCTAGTTGGAATAGTTTGCTTACATTTTATAATAAAGAAACTGGTGCCCTCAATGTCTTGGGAAGTTATTGAGTTTTTTAAAATAACAGACTATTCTTATTCCCGGTCTGTCAGCGGTAACACGTTGTCGGTCTCTGTGTTAATAAGGTAATGGTTGTCCTCCTTGTGGTGCTTGTGTGAAGGTTGGTTGTTGACCTTGTGCTGTAGGAGCTGGAGCAGATTGTATTACTTGTCCTTCAACTATTTCAGGTTCTGGAGTAGTTGGCATAAGCTGAGGAGCTTTATCTTCTTCAGCTGGTATACAGTAAGCACTGAATGCTCTTTGCCCTACTTCTTCAGGAGAACCTCCACGTATCCATTGTTTTTCTCCGAATTCGTCAATGTAATATTGACAGAATATACGCAATGTGGTGTAAAGAATGGGTTTTCCACCTTTCGATACAAGTGAACCAGCTTTGATTGCTTCAGTAGCCGGTCGAGTTGCTGTTGCAGGTCTTGCTGGATGGTCTGACAGATGTTGTTTGTAGAACTTCTGTGGTGGACACCAGTCAATCCAACATCCTGTTACATACTGTAATTCTTCAGGAATTGGTTGGTCTGTTTGTGCTGCTCCTCCATGTTGAATTGACAATAATGGGGTAAGCATGTTTACAATGGGTTGAATGAAACAAGTAAATGTTTGTGGTTCTTCCCAAATACATATTACATTTTGAAGCTTAGCAACTACATATTTAGTGCCTGCATTTTGCTTGCCTGCTTCAACTGTTTTGATTAACGGTTCGATTAATTTATAACGTGCCATGACATGATGCACTTAACCTGTACAGTGCTTAGGTTTTTGGTGATTTGTAAATTATAGCTATATATTACTTGATGAGGTAATACATTGAAAATGGGAGAAGTGGAAGATTTGGTGCGTGTGTTTACATATAAACAACTGCTTAATCCGAAGCCTTATTTTTTAACGGTCTTAGACCTCGGCTTGGTTCTTTCATTAAGTTCTTATGTCGATGAAAACACTACATAAGTTCCTCTTTCACTTCTCCCAATGATTGGCAGCTGTGGCTGATTTGCTTCCTGTGCGCAGCCTTTGTGGCAATACTGAGTACTGAATACTACGTATAACATACGTTTCCAACTTTATGCACCTCACTTTGTGCAACTTTTATGTTGTATGTTCCACGTATTGCTGCTTCAATCATAGGTATCTTACTTTTATTCCAACCAGCAAGACAACATAGTCTATTAGTGGCAAGCTCAATACAAATAATATCCATATAGTCATCATGTAACCAGAAATCTCTGTACCATAGAGGTAATACTTCCACCATTGGTTCACGAAATTGCTGTATTTCCTCAGCATCTCCGTAAATTACGTCATTAATTACGCATACTCCTTCTGATACAACAGTTGGGTCTTCTGCTACTTTATAACCGTATCTTGCGGTTATATCACTGTCATCATAATAATTATTCATAATTGTTTATAAATTGTCTTCGTCAATAATACACGTGTTGTCTTCACGTACATTTACACAAGCTGGTTTGTAGTTTTCACCTATCACAAGATGATACTCATTACAGTACTCGTATCTCATGCACTGTTTACACAGTTCATTACTTGGACGACGCACACGCATTACTCTCTTTACCATAAAAGGTAATTCAACAACTACATCTTCACAAGGAGCTATATAAGAAGCTTTCTCTCTTTCTTTCATTTTACTCTTCTTACTCATGACTTAATGAGTTTAAATAGTTCTACTTTCCTACGTAACTCAATATTTGTATACGCAAATAACGTATAATTTGATGTAACAGTAGCACTGTCATAATCATCAGGATGTGAGATTACTTTGAATGACTCTTTAAGAGTAAGCCAATCACGCGCAAATACCTTCCTATAAGGATAGAAGGACAACATAATAAGCCAATAGCCTATATACAATTTGATTTTGTTAAGCATATTTATAAAGTTTTAAGTTGATAATCAAAGCAAATAAGGGCTATTACAGCCCTTATATTAATCCCAATTGAACCATGCATCAGCATAGTCTTCATCTGCATCAGATGGAGTAAATAAACAATCAGACATAATAAGTAAGATTTAGTTAATAATGCAATGATTGACAGTAGTGGTTGATTTGCATTCCGTTGCATTTTCATAAGTAAACCTATCAAACCCTACCGGGGACTTCCCGATTTCTAACAGTGGTGGGGGATTTGTTTTATGGTAGTCCACACACGGGCATTTATACCTCTAAATTTTTTATAAAATTTGTTAAATTTTTGTAATTATTATTAATCAATGCGTTATAATAGTATGAATGTTGAGTATAAAATAATAGGGAATACTATTCCTTTTAGTAAGTCTATAGAGTTATATAAGAGATCTGCTTACATAGGACCTACAGATGATGGATGGTCTGAAATAGTAAAAGTAGATGAACAGTATTACGTGGTACAACAAGGTCTGCCAGAGTATGAAGGGCACGTATATATGATACCAGTAGAAATAATAGAAGATAAAATTTAACTAATATGAAACTAATAGAATCTAGCGTACAGATAATTGAGGAGAAAGATCCTTATAAGATGATAGAGTTAGCAGGAAGAACTTGTTATAAGAGTGAGAATAATATAACAGAAGATAGTGCTAAAGAGTTTGTAGATCGTATGATCAAGTTAGGGCATGGAGCTATGCTAGAACACGGCACTATTTATCTTACTATTGCTAAGACAGCTATGAACATTGGAGATCCTATATTCTATGTTAGAAATAAGTACTCTAAAGTAAATGAAGATGATTATTTCTATTATATAACTACTAATATGCGTGTTATTGTAGAGAATAACAGACTAGATGATTTACAGTACCAAGTAGATCCTACAGAGCATCATGAGAAGCGTATTACAGTTAAGTTTATGTGCAATAGAGGAGTAAGTCATGAGTTTGTAAGACACAGAGTATTCAGTTTTGCTCAAGAGTCTCAAAGATATTGTAACTACTCTAAAGATAAATTTAATAACGAAATTACCTTTATTGAACCTTCTTGGTGGAATTATAATAATTCTATTATAGAATCTGGAGAAAGATATTTCTGCGAAATATTACAGAAATGCGAAGACTATTATAAATCATTGCTTGATATGGGTTATAAACCTCAAGAAGCAAGAGCGGTACTTCCCAATGCTACTAAAACAGAACTAGTAATGACAGGGTTTGAGAGTGATTGGGAACATTTCTTATCATTACGGACAAGCAAAAATGCTCATCCTGATGCACAGAAGTTAGCTAATGAGCTAAAAGAATTGTTAATAAATGTTAAAAAGTATTAACATTATAGCGTTAAATAATCATAAATAATGTTAATAAATGTTAAAGAAAAGGTAACATAAATAGCATATTAGACGTTTATAGGGGAGTAAGAGGGGTTAAGCTACTAATACAGACTAATAAGTTCTATATCATAAGTAAGCCATATATAACTACTCTTACTCTAGATAACTAATTATACTACTTTACTTAAGATAATGCATATGAATAAAGAAATTAAAGTTGATAAAGCCTACTCTGGAAAGATAATATATCATGGTAATAAACCTTATCAGTTAGTACCTGAGTTGCATAAAGGTATGTGTGAAGGTTGTAGTTTATATCATAATAGTTGTCCTCCTAGAGTTACTAATTACTGTACTCAAGGTTATATACTTAAAAAGATTATACTATGACAGAAATAAAAGCAGTAGAATATTACCCTTCAAACAAGGGTCTGAAGAATATTTACAGCAAGTTCCTAAAATTTGGTAGTACTGAAGACTTTGATAATTTAATTCTCTTTTATACCAATGACATAAGAGAAAAGGTGATAAACTCTTATATAGAAGACGGAGAGGATAAAGAGACAGCTCAATTCATAGTTGATTATTTTGAATATATTTATGGGAAGCGAGAAGAGCGGGAAGAAGAATGATTTCCAAGATGGTAAACTAAGATGGGATTTACTACCTTTAGAAGAGATTGAAGACATAGTAAAGCTTTATACAGCTGGTTCTATTAAGTATGGAGATAATAACTGGCAAGGCTTAGAAAATGGTTATCAACGTTATAAAGCAGCTATGTTAAGACACTTACTTGAGTATGAAAAGGGAAATAAGATTGATGAAGAAACTAAAGTAAATCATTTAGCTGCTGTAGCTTGGAATGCAATAGCTATGCTTTACTTAGATAAGCATGGAAAGGGAAAAGTAAATGACAATAAATGATCCAGAGTTGACAAAGATAATAAAGAATAAACTACCTATAGATATAAATGGTAAGCAGTTTATAGTAGAACCATCTAAAGGAGGTAAGTGTGATGGATGTTATTTTCAAAGTCAGTTAACTTGTCCAGTTAAAGCAGTTACTTATTGTACTTCTAATGGCGGTAATATATTTAAAATAAAGCAATAAAATAAGAACCTATTACTATACTTTACGTTATAGTATTAAACTAAGTTAAAGAATATGAACGAAGATAAAGTATTAGAATCAGTTTTAGAGAAACTTAATTATACCTTCTTAAAGGATGCGTTGGTTAAGCCTTTAGATCCTATTATGGTTACTAAGGAAATTACAGAGCAAATTCCTACAGGAGAGAAGGATGAAGAAGGATATAATAAGTATGAAACAAAGACAGAAACAAAGGAAGTAGAATCTGAATGGGCTACTGGTATTGTTTTAGCCTTGCCATCTTCATATAAAGAAGATGAATTAAATGTCGGAGATAAGGTAGTATATAATAAGAAATTTGCTAAAGACTTCGATCTATTCAAAAACAGTCAATTAGTCAAAACATACGATATAATCGCAATTTGTAAATAATCAATATTTATACATACATGAAATTTTTATTATAAATATTACAGATAAACCCTGGCTTTGGCTAGGGTTTTTCTTTATATATACCTTAAATGTTAACAAATGTTAAAAAGTATTAACAAATTTTTAACATAACCGTTTTAGGTTTAGTAAAACAACAATAGCTATTAAAAGTAAAAGTATGAAAAATTTAAAAGTAGTAAAAGAAGACGGATTCTTTAAGAAAGGTGATCTTCTTTCTTATAATGAAGAATTGGACGCATATACTCTTGATGTATACTGTGGTGATAAGTTTAGATCAGCAATGATAGATACTAATACTGCTGAAGAATTAGTAGAGAAAGAGATTATGGTAGAAGTAGATTCTACATCTGATACTGTTAAAGATACTATAGAGTTCTTAGAAGAGAAGATCAAAGAATATAAGCAGAATCTTAAAGAAAACCAGGAAAAATTTGAAAAAGGAGAATTACAACCCTGCGTTAAAGTAGAATCCGAAACAGTACTTTACAATTTAATTAAATTTGCAGATAACGTTAAAGCTAGACTAGAAAATGAATAAATTGGTTAAAGGAGTATCTAAAACCGATTTATATAATGAATTTCTAAGAAGCCTTAATGGTATCCTTAAACTTACTGATAGGGAGTTAGAACTATTATCTACATTTATACAAATAGATATAAATACTCCTAAACTCCCCAATATCAGTAAGAATGTAATTAGTACTGAGAATAGAAAGTATATCAGAAAAACCCTTGGTATTACTCCAGATAACTTAAGTAGATATATTACTAAATTTAAGAATTCTGGTATACTTGTAAAAGGTAAAATTGAGGATGAAGTAATAGTTAATAAGGCTTTAATACCAGAAGTAATCGGTGATAGAGTACAAATAACTATAATTTTAAGATTGAACAAAGATGAAAATACAATCAACAATGCTTGAGCCTGGATCTATTGTAGTTTGGAAAGATTATAGCTTACTTAAGAAGATTTGGTATAATATCTCAAGAAAGAATCTTCCTTATAATAAATTTACTCTTATTACTCAAAAAACAGAACTCTTAAGTATTAATGGTAATTTTGATAATGATACTGCTATATACGAACCTATACGTAAGTATAGTAAGTTAGAAGCAAATAAATTAGCCGTTATAGCAGGTAGTTTACGTTATTCTAATAACTGGCTAGATATAGCTGACATTATTAATGTAATTAGACCAAATACTATAAGTAGCTCTATTACTTTAGATGAATGTAAGTATTACAGGAAAATAAATTTCAATGAAAAATCAACCAAGTATATATACTAAGTTAAGTAATAGATATAATCTACCGTATCATGTTATTGAGGTAATATGCAATAGCCCATTTAGATTTGCTAATGAAGCTATTACAAATATGGAAGATAAAGCTATCAGATTCACATATTTAGGTAAAATTAAGTTAAAGAAGCAGTATGAAAAGAAAAATTGACAAATACGATCCTGTAGTTTATCCTAGATTACTTTGGGTTGCTACTGAAATTACAGATCTAGATAAGATGTTTGTATTCTGTAATATAAATGATTTTACTAAAGAGAATCCAGATACCTATAAAAATCTAGTAGAAGATTATGAAACAGGATGTACTAGTGCTATGACAATACCAGTAATACACAAGAATTCAGGAAGATCTGGTGTATTAGTACTTATTTTTGATCTAGATAGTGATGATTTATCAAATACTATACCTCATGAGGCAACCCATGTTACAGATTATATATTCGATAGTCTTGGACTATCAGCAGATGTTTTCAGCAGAAATGAATGCTATGCTTATTTACTTGGTTGGGCAGCAAGTTGTATCAGTAGTAGCGTAATTAAATTTAATGAGTAATGACAAAGGAAGAAAGTATAACGATGTGGAACATTGAGAAAAATAGTGCAGATAGTTCTACATTTACAAAGAAGATGAAGAAATTATTCTCTAAAGTAGAAGAGTTGATAATGTCTGGAGAATTGATGTATGATCAGTTTAGTGGAGATATGTTAGATGCTGTAACTGATATGATTATAGAGAATACTAACAAAGAAACTACACTTGATAGAGCAGATCAGATAGATTACTTGTGTGATAAATTATATGAAAAATATACGCAGCAATATAACAACTCAGAGTCTGGAAAAGGAGATAGTGTAGTTTCAGGAGATACTACAGAAGTACAAGAATAATTCAGAGTATGTGAATCCAAATGTACCTTAGAAATTAGCTGAAAGTATACTATAGAGATTAAGTAAGGAATATTATTTAGGTTATAGAATTGACTAAAAATTAGACATTATGAATAAATACGTTTTAGATAAAAGAAGATCAATAATAAAATTAAATACTGATACATTAGATTTAAAATATATTGATACAGTATATGATATAGATTATGTGTGGATTATTGATGAAGACGGTATTCTTATAAGATCTGGCAAAGAATATAAAGTAGAAAAAGGTGATGTAGTATTACTTATGTATCGTATTGGTAATGAAAAAGAAGGAGATTTAATTATTATTAATAACAACGATTTGAACAATTACTTTGAACGTAAAAAGAAATTCTTAGAAGAAATGGAAAATGCAAAACGTACTGAAAAAGTTTGTAGTGATTGTGATCTAAAATGTGAAGGTACCTCAAATCATTAATATGGATAAACTGTTAATAAACAAATACGGCAATAAAGTTCTATATGATACTGAAACTAATGCCATTAAAAATACACCCAGTGATTTTGATGTAAGAGGTGCGTTCTTTGCTAAATAGTCTGGACAAGTAATTACTGATACTGAGGTAATAAATTATAATGAAGGAGATCTAATACTGTGTTTTGTTAACTGGAATGGAGTAGATTATGATACTAAAGTAGTAGTATGCACCGATCTAGTAGCTAAAGATGACATTAGTAGATGGTTTGAAAGCTTAACTAAGAAAATAGAAGTTAATGAAACTATTTGATATTATAGGTGGTAAAGTAGTTATTCACTCAGATGCTTTAGGTATCCCATGCTTTAAAAAGGTATGGGATGCCGATAAGCCAGATAAAGAGCACGCCACTAAAGTAATTAGCTATATAGTGCTTATGAATAAATGGAATAGTCCGTATGTTCAGAGTATGGAAGCTGATAGTAGAGAGGAAAAGCTGAAAAAAGAAATATTTGGTGATGAAAACTACCAATTTACTGCTGAAGAGATTAGCTGTGAAAACGACTATAAAGCATTCTGTTATACTCGTACGCTGGAGATGCTTGATAATATGAGACTGAAATTAGATAGCATCAGTAAGTACTATAAAGAATCTCTTGACGATACTCTAGATGAGAAGAAAATTAAAGACTTATTAGCTGGTATGACCTCTGTAGGTAATGTACTTAAAAGTATTGATACTCTAGAGAATATGGTTAAGGCTGAAGAGGTAGCTATGGGTAAAGTTAAAGGTGATGCTAAGGTTAATCCTTACGAGTTGGTGAAATAATACATTAATTTATAACCTAAATTAAACAATACGTTTTAAGAATAAACTAAGCAAATTATGAAAACAAAATTGATTATTACGTTTGATTTGACTAAAGATGGCGCAGACTTCTGGGAACAAGTTAAAGAAGTAGACGCTGTATTATGTAAGGTAGTTGTTAAGAAGCCTTGGTATAAGAGACTATTTAGTTGGTTCTAAATACACTTGCCATACGTAGAGGCAATTAAAATATATCTACGTGCTCTGGCTTTTCGTATAACAGTAGTATACCGAGCTCTAACCTCGGGGGTGTCCGTGCAATTCGAGACAAGGCCGACCAATAAAATACCAGTCCTTTGAAATTATAATAGCAGAAGGAAACTTGTTGGATAGGTAGTTATCGTGAACAGGTAGTCTGGGGTAAACGTTAGCCCAGGTAAGGAGTACTAAACATAAGGCGTATAAACCTCAGCTTAAGAAACTGAGTTGCAGTCACTGGAAATCTCCTTATAAGTAGTTTATCAGAAAAACTGTAATGTAGTATATTCAAACTGCACGTTAAATATTAAAGGATTTGGGCGCAGAAGTGCGATCCGTACTGATAAACTACTTAAAAAATATTGAAGCTTTTGAGGAGCAACGTAACTTCCTAAGTCACTTACTATCTGATCAATAGTAAACACAGCTAATGAAGGACTGGATCGTAAGCCAGCGTGTTAAACAGGTGTCACGTATAAACCTGTGTACTGCGGATTGGTGAAAAGGTATCATTGGTGGCTCATAACCATCGGTTCCCATTCGAGTCGTGGGTCCGCACTATATGTAAACATGTTTTTTATTTTAATAAGTTGGGAAGGGGTTCGTTGTGAAACGCGCCCCTTTTTTAAAACAATATGGTAGACTTTAATAAAAAGATAGTAAATAGTAATAAATTTCGTTAGGCTTCAATATAGTTCCTAAATACAGGACAATACTGTTAGTATCCAGAAGGAACCACGGAATTTTACAAATTCTGGGATGAAGAAAGAGATAGATGTATTAATGGTTATACTGCTGATGATGGAGACTTTATCAGTGGATATAACTATTTTTATTTAAACTATTGTCCTATATCTAGAATAGTTAATCATATTACTACTGATAAGTTAGGTAATACAGTAGTAAAACGTGTTAATGAGGTTAGCTTTCCTGATTTTTGGGATTATGACTATTACTATTTTAATGCGGTATAGGAAGCAGAAGAAGTAGGTAAACACTTATGTTTATTAAAGGCACGTAGAAAGGGTTTCTCTTATAAAGGAGGAGCTATGGCTTGTCGTAACTATTACTTAATTCCTAATAGTAAGACATTTATATATGCATCAAATAAACAGTATTTAACTGATGATGGTATTCTTACTAAAGCATGGGACTATATGGACTTTATAGATAAGAATACAGCATGGGGTAAGAAGAGATCTGTTAATACTTAGATGCGTAGACGTGCTGGTTTCTATACTAAAGATGATTATGGTAATGTAATAGAAATGGGTTATAAATCAGAGATTATTGGTGTTACTCTAAAGGATAATCCTGATGTAGTTCGTGGTAAGAAAGCTAATCTTATTTTGTTTGAAGAGGGGGGTTCTTTCTCAGAATTAGGGGCTGCATGGCAGATTGCAAGACCGTCAGTAGAAGTGGATTGTATAGCATTCGGTACTATGATCGTATGGGGAACAGGTGGTGACGAAGGTTCTGCATTTGAAACTATGAAGGATATGTTCTATAATCCCGATGGTTATAACTGTTTAGGATTTGATAACATATGGGATGAAACAGCTACTACTAATAAATGTGGATTCTTTGTACCTCAATATACTAACCTTGATATACGTGATAAAGAAGGTAAACGTATATACATGGATGAGGATGGTAATACGTTTAGAAAAAAGTCTTTAGAACATGTATTAGCCGAAAGATAGATAGTAATATCTAATGCTACTAGTAATGCAGCAGTAGACCGATATGTAACAGAGAGACCTATTACTCCTGCTGAGGCTATGCTAGAATTTAATGGTAATATATTTCCTAAAAAAGAATTATAGGAATAGCTATCATTACTTAGAACTAATAAGAAATTATAGAACCATAAGCAAGTAGGAGACTTAATATAGCAACCAGATGGTACTATTAAATGGATAATTAAAAAGACTGGTGATATAACTCATTATCCTTTAAGAACTAAAAGAGATGAAACTACAGGAGCGCTTATAGGTGATGATCCTACTGGATCTATAGTGATATGGGAACATCCTAATAAAGATGCTAGTCCTGGATTATACATTGCGGGTGTCGATAGTTATGACTATGATGAATCAAGTACTACGTCTCTAGGTTCCTGCTTTATATATAAGCGTGTTCAATCTATAGAACAATATTCAGATATTATAGTAGCTGAGTATACTGGTAGACCTAAATCAGCAGAAGAGTTTTATGAAAATGTAAGGAAATTATTGTTATATTACAATGCTAGAGCAATGTATGAAAATTAGAATAAAGGTATATTTGTTTACTTTACTAATAAGCATTGTGATTACTTACTAGCTGACCAACCTGATATTATTAATGACATTGTTAGTAATTCTAAAGTAAATAGAAAAAAAGGTTGTCATATGAATAAACAGATCAAATAGTGGGGTTGGGGTCTTATAAAAGACTGGCTTAATGATATTAATGCTGATGGAAAGAAAAATGTATACAACATTATGTCAGAACCGCTATTAGAAGAACTCATAGCTGCAAATGATGTAGTTAACGTGGATAGGGTAATGGCGTTGACACAAGTAATGATATATAGAGAACAGCTATATAATGTTAAAGTAAAAGAAGTAAAAAAAGAGAATAGAAATAGGGTATTATTTGATGGCCCTATATTCACTCAACAGTGGTTTCGTGACGACGAAATGGCTGATAATATAGAAGCATATATGTTTTAATTATGAGAAATATTAATCAATTTCCCTTATAGAGACTACCTATGTCTAAGAAGACTCAAGACTGGAAAGAAGCCTGTGTAGATTACATAGCTGGGCATAGTCAAGGTAGTTCTAGAGATGGTAACAATAGAAGCCGTAAAGAGGAAATGTAGACTTACTATGATCTATACAATAGTATATATAGTGAAAAAGATCTTAAGTATGTTACTAATCCATTCAAACAATAGGATGGATTTCCAGCTATGGCTCAAGACTATAATATAATAAAGCCAAAGATTGATTTACTTTTAGGAGAAGAAACTAAAAGACCATTTAACTTCAGAGTAGTACATACTAGTGATATAGCTACTAGCGAAATACAGGATAAAGCTAAACAAATGATTGTTGATTATATTCAAGCGACAATCATGAGTAAACTAGGACCTGAAGAACAAGCTAGGTATCAAGAAGCATTATAGTCTGGAGAAATAATGACTCCTGAGTAGATACAAAAGTACATAAGTAAAGACTATAAGGATATTTCTGAAATAACCGCATATCATAGTCTTAATTACTTAAAGAATAAATTAAATATTACTCATGAGTTCTTTAAAGGGTGGAAAGATGCTTTAATAGGTGGAGAAGAAATATACTACGTTGGTATAGTAAATGGAGAACCGTGTTTGCAGCGTATTAATCCAATATACTTTGATTATGATTCAGATACATCTGACTTAGAGTTTATACACGAGGCCCAATGGTGTTGTTATGAGATGATTATGTCTCTTACTGAAGTATATGATAGGTTATATGATAAAATGTCAGAAAAACAACTAAATGAGTTACTAGATATGATGGATGATCGCTCTAAAGGTGGTGTAACTCCAGAAGTAAGAAAAACATCTTTAGACTATCCTCACATTAAAACTCACAGTATAAATGGTTTTAGTTCTAATCCTTTTGAAGAAGCTGATAATATACACGTATGGCATTGCTGTTGGAAATCTTTAAAGAAGATTGGTTTTGTCAATATAATTAATCCTGAAACAGGTATGCCAGAAGAGTATCAAGTAGATGAAACCTACAAAGAAACGGGCAATGAACTTGATGTTGAATGGAAATGGATTATAGAAGTATGGGAAGGATATAGAATAGGACAGGACTTATATGTTGGTATATAGCCTATTGAGTATCAGCATATATCTGCTGATAATCCGAATGCTCAAAGATTACCTTATACTGGAGTAATATATAACAATACTAATAGTAGACCACGTAGTCTTGTTAGTATGATGAAGCCACTACAATATATGTATATTGTACTATGGTATCGTCTTGAATTAGCTATGGCTAGAGATAAGGGTAAAGTAGTTACTATGGACATTACTTAGATACCTAAGTCTATGAATATAGATGTAGCTAAGTGGATGCATTATTTATCAGCCCTTGGAGTTAACTTTGTAAATCCTTATGAAGAAGGTTGGGATATTCCAGGTAGAGAAGGTGGTAAGCCTAGTCAGTTCAATTAGATATCCGCGCTTGATCTTACTATGGCTAATACTATAGACTAGTATATTAATCTAATGGATAAGATAGAATCTATGTTATCTGAAATATCCGGAGTAAGTAAACAAAGAGAAGGTTCTATTTCATCTAATGAATTAGTAGGTAATGTAGAAAGATCTGTAGTATAGTCAGCTCATATTACTGAACCTTGGTTTTGGGTTCATAATTAGGTAAAAAAAGAATGTTTAACTATGTTATTAGACACAGCTAAACATGCTTGGAAAGATAACAAGACTAGTATACAGTACGTATTAGATGATGCTACTAGAGCATTTTTAACTTTATCAGATGATTTCTTCTATGAAGATATGGATATATTTGTAGAAGATACTACTAAGAATCAACAGCAGATAGAAGCTCTTAAGAACTTAATGCAACCTGCTATGCAAAATGGAGCTAGTTTACTTGATATAGCTGAGATTATTACTATGGATAATGTCACTATGATTAGAAGTAAATTAGAAGAAATAGAGCAGAAGAGAATGGAATAGCAATAGGCTATGGAACAAGCTCAAGCAGAACGTGAACAGCAAATGGCTCAGATTCAGAATGAAATTAAAGAAGAAGAGCTTATGCTTAAGGAAGCTGAAATGGATCTTAAGAAATATGAGATTGATTCTAATAATGCTACTAAGATAACTGTTGCTCAATTAAATGCTTATAGAGGTGCTGAAAATATGGATCAAGATATGAACGGAATACCAGATCCTATAGAAATAGGTAAACAAGCCATTGAACAACAAAAGGTAAATTCTGATATTGCTTCTAAACAATTTGAGTTCAATAATAAGAAACGTGAAATGGAAATGAAACGTGAAATTGAGAATAAGAAGATTGAGCTTGAAAAGCAGAAAATGAAGCAAGAAATGGAATTACAGAAGTAGAAAGATAAAGCTGCTATGGAACGTGAACAATTAAAAGCACGTACTGCAAAACAGAATAAAGTAGTAGGAGAGAAGTAATATGAATAAATTGAAGAAATTTGGTCTGTATTTATGGCAATTACCACAGAATATAATAGGTAAAATATTATTTATTTTATACTCTGGAACTATTATAAATATAGACGATAACGCCAAAGTAAAAGTATCACCTAATATGAAGGGAGGAATTACACTTGGCAAATACATAGTAGTACATAATCATAAGTATATCAAACATGAATATGGACATACTATACAGAGTAAATATCTAGGTCCATTATACTTGTTAGTAATAGGTTTACCATCTATACTTCACGCAGCTGTACACAAGTTGTGGTGTAAAAATGATGACTATTATCATTTCTATACAGAAAAATGGGCTAACAAATTAAGTGATAAATATTATAAAAATTAAGGAGGAATAGATTATGGCATGCGGAAAAGGCGGAAAGAAATCCGGTGGTAAAAAAGGTAAAGGTGGTAAATGATAAGATAAAATTTTATGGACAAGAATGAAACTATAAAATATCTTTAGGAAAAATACCCTGAAGATCTTAACGATAACTATAATTGTTATTGGTGGTATACTTGCGATTTAGATGGAAATGGTCTAAAGTATCATTTACTATTGCGTGATAAGATAGCAAGGGTAGATGAAAAACCATTGATATCTCTTAGAGCTCATTCTTCTGATCCTAAAAATCTTATTAATTTATTAGAGTTATATTTAGAAACATGCGAATATTAACATGGATAAACAAGCATTTAAATAGAGAATGCAAAACCTAAAGTCTTACCGGGAAAACAATCCCGGTAAAGGCTATTGGGATTGGAGGAATAGTTTACCTGATAATCTTAAGTATACAGATGATACTGAATATAATATGCGAGGAGCATATGAATCAGGAGCTTAGCCTATTTTAGAAAATGACGGATTTTATCATTTGCCTACCAGAAATCCTCAAACAGGAGAAATATTAAAAACATCTTTACATCCTACATTCTGGAAAGGATTAGCAGAAGATGCTAAAATAGGTTACAATACTTACTTTGTTGGAGATAAAGTATATACTAAATCAAAAGAAGAAGGTCCTATAAACGTGTATGCAGATGGTGGAGAAGTAGCTCGTAAATCATTGAAAGATATACGAAAAGAATCAATCATAGAAGACAAATTGGACTATGATGTAATGTTGTAGAATCAAAATGCTTACTAGAAAGAATTCGCTACTAATTGGTATAAACAAAGAGCAAATAATCCTAAGTATAACTCTTAGCTAGGGGAAGGCAAATTAGATAAGATTTTATCAGATATAAATAAAGCTACTTGGAAGAATCCCACAGAAGCTATGAGAGATAACTTAATATCATAGGGTTATTCTCCTACAGATCAGAATATCAAATCTCAGTTACAAGCTATTGATGCTAAAGGTACTAAAGGATTTGCAGTACCTAGCATGTATTCATATTATGGAGCACCTAGAAATACATGGCATGAAGGTGTAGGTCACATAGTAGGAGATAACAATCCAGCTATTTTAGATTCTACTCCAAATATAAATATACCTAGTAATGATCCTTAGTATTCTGATTATGTAAATCAAGCTAATGAGAAACATGCGTAGACTTGGGATTTTAGAGGCAAGAATTAGACTTTAAAGGACGATACTGGTAATTACTATATTGATCCTAATAGGCAACTTAGCTCTGATGACATATAGGAAATGATTGATAAAGGAGCTGTAATTCCTGATCAATGGAAAGATATTACTACTTAGGATATATCAGATCTAACCAATACTTTCGCTTATAATTATGCAGAAGGAGGTGAAGTAGGTAATCCGGATGATGACTTTACTAAAGCTATTAATACTAAATTAGGTAGAACTCCTATTTGATCTAGAAGATGCTGCCAATATAACTCCTATAGGAGATGCATTATCTGCTAGAGATGTGTATAATGCTGTTACAGAAAAAGATTGGACTGGAGCTGGTTTAGCTGCATTAGGGATATTACCATTTATACCGAGTGGATTATAGAAAGCCAAGAAAGCAATTAAGCAAATTCCTACTGTAAATAAGAATACTTAGTCATTACTTGATGCTAAATTCTCTCAATTAGAAAAACTAGATTAGGCTAAGTCTAATTATGCTAATGAATAGTATCGTATTATTGAGAGGGTGATGGAAGATCCTAGTTATACTAATAGAGCTAATGAGGTAAGAAAGCAATTTGGAGATGATTATTCTATTCCATATGCAGATATGTTTATAGCGTATAATATGGATCCAAGTTTGTTACCTAATGTTTAGTTAATGGATGATTTAACTAAAGCAGGAACTATGGGGAGAACTGCTGATGGAAAATTTATTTACAGAAGAACTCCTGATAATGATTATATACCAAATACTGCTGAACATGAATTAAGTCATTTTACAGATTTATTGAAATCAGGGAGAACAGATGCTCATGCTGGTAACAATATGTTTTATCAAATGTCAAAAGATTTGACAAAAAGAGTAGGAGACGGCCATGATAATTACTTCTTATTACCTACTGAACAGAAAGCTCATATGAATCAACTTAGAGAATGGATGTTCAAGAATGGTTATATTAATAAAAGAGATCAGAAGATTACTACAGAGTACATGTCTAAAATTCTAAAGAAATTATAGAACATAGAAGGAACAAAAGGTTTAAGAAGAGCGGCTCAGTAGTTTAAAAGTAATAGAACTTTTACAAAATGGTTTAATTCTATACCGTTAATTGGAGTTGGAGCAATTGGAGTAAATAAATATTTTGCAGATGAAAATAAACAAAAAGAATAAATATGCAGAAAGAATAAAAAATAAGATTTTGGATCTTATTAATTCAATAGAAAGTTCTAATAAAGAACTAAAATTCTATGAAGAATATAAGACTGCGTATGGTGATATTTATCCCAACACATAGGAATGGCCTACAGATAAACAATATAGAATATTAAAAAAGTTTAGCAATAATTAGTATTTTACGGATAAAGAGAAGAACTTTATTATAAACTATTTAATAGATTGTTTGGTAGAAAATCAGCCATTTGATTGTTCTAGTCTAGGACCTAATAAATACTTAAATGAATGATCTAATAGACTATACAGGCATTATGCCGGTTTATCCCATACCTTCATATAAGTATGGTGGTATTCACATTAAGAAAAAGAATAGAGGTAAGTTTAACGCTCTAAAGAAAAGAACTGGTAAAACTACTGAGGAACTTACGCATAGTAAGAATCCTTTAACACGTAAAAGAGCAATATTCGCTTAGAACGCTAGACGTTGGAAACATAAAGGAAGAAAGAAAAACAATTAATCTAATTATATATAATTATGGATAATAACACATTGAACGGCTTTGAAGTATTTGAAGAATTCATGCCAGGTAGTGTAGTAAATAACAATACATCTATTAATGATAGCGATATTATAGATGGAGCAAGTGAAGAATTAACAGAAGAGGAATTAGAAGCTCTTACTAAAAAAGGTAAAGGTAGCTCTAATGACGATAAGGATGCTAAACAGGATAAAAAAGAAGACAAAGACAATAAATAGGATCCTGATGATGATTCTTCTAAGGATGATAAAGATAACAAGAATGATAAAGTAGATGATGATACTGTAATTGATACAGATAATCAGGCAGATGATGATACTGAAGATAACGCTGTAGCTACATTCTTTGAAGCTTTATCAGATAAAATGGGTTGGGAATTAGATGAGGATGAAGAAATACCTCAAACTCCTGAAGAATTAGTAGAGTACTTCCAGGAAGTAATTGAAGAGAATTCAGTACCACAGTATGCTAGTGAAGAAGTAGAGGCACTAGATAAATTTGTTAAAAATGGTGGTAACTTGAAAGATTATTTCCAAATTGATGGAGAGCTAGATCTAGAAGATTTTGAGATTGAAGACAATGAAGTAAATCAGAAATTAGTTATTAAGGAATTCCTTAAAGAAAAAGGGTTTAGTAGTAAGCAAATAGATAAGAAGCTTACTAAATATGAAGATGCTGGTTTACTTGAGGATGAAGCTACGGATGCATTAGAAGCTCTTAGAGACATTAGAGAGTAGAAGAAACAACAGCTATTAGAACAGCAAGAAAAGAGTGCTAACGAGCTTAAAAAGCGTCAACAGGAGTATTTTAACTCCGTTGTGACAGAAATAAAGGGCATGGATAATATTCGTGGAATTAAAATACCTCAAAAAGATAAATAGGCATTATTAGAATATATATTCAAACCCACAGCTGATGGAAAGACTCAGTATCAGAAAGACTATTCCAAAAGCGTGAAAAACTTACTCGAGTCTGCCTACTTTACTATGAAAGGTGATACTTTACTAAAGGCAGCAAAGAGTGAAGGCTCTACTGCGGCTATTAATAAATTTAAAAATAGCTTAAGTAAAACAGGAGTAAGTAGAAAGACTAGAAGACAGGATAACACTAGCACTGAGTCTATGTGGGATTCTTTTGCACGACAATTGCGTGTAGATTAAATAACAACTAAATTATAATTTACTAATATTTTATGGATAATAATATTCTTAATAACTTAGTTCTGTACAAAGGTAAGCGTTTCTCTGACCTGATTGATACGAATAAGATTTCAGCAGCTTCGCAATAGAATCCGTATCAGGTTGCTACCGTGTTGTCTTATGTATTTGGAACTAAAGATAATGGTTACAATACTTCCCTTGACATGCTGACTGGCGGTCTTGGTAATGTAATGACTATTGATAAGCCGAACTGGGAGTGGAATGTAATGATTGATGCAGATAGAGCTATTACCATTAGAGATGCTAAATGGAATGGTGCTGCTATTGAAGACAATACTACAGCTGGTTTAGGTAATACTCCTATTTATCTGTGGTTAGAAGAAAACTGGTTTGGTCCTACAGCTATTCTTGAACTTGATAATAAAGATTATCAGTTGCGTGTTGCTGGTGCTCCGTATCAGGATGGTAATTTGTGGGTTTATACTTGCTTTATTGCAGATGGTAATCCTACTTCATATATACCTGCTAAATATTTGAAAGCTGGTTCTCAAGTATCTCGTCTTGCTTCTGCTGTTGAGGAATACAGTGAAGAAGGCGATATCCTGAACTATAGTACTCACTTTAAGATGCGTAACTACCTGACTACTATTCGTATTAATTACGATATTACAGGTTCTGCTTACTCTACAGTAATGGCTATTGCATTGCAAGATCCTAAGACTGGTAAGAAATCTTATTTGTGGGCTGACTATCAGGAATGGCTAGCTTTGCGTGAGTGGTATAAGAGATGTGAACGTATGCTTGTTTACATGAAATCTAATGTAAATAAGGATGGTTCTTGCAACTTGAAAGGTACTAACGGTCGTCCGGTATTTATCGGTGCTGGTTTGCTGGAAC